AAGAAAAAGTTTGTAATGTATTTTATTTCACTACTATCTCCTGCGTCTAATATCATTAGTGTTGCACCAGCAGGTATAGATGAGTGGTTAATATACTCCTCTAAATCTTCGGGTGCTGATTTTGACAAAGATATAGGAAATAATTCTGACCCAAATCCAGAAAACCCAGCGGCTGCGCTTAGGGGATCATTTCAGTTAAATGCTGGTGAGGAGTCTTCAAATTGTGACATTAGTTTAATAGGGTTAGATTATCGTTTCCTAGAGCATCATTTGTTCTTAACTCTTTTAATAAGGCATCTCTTACTTGTTTTCTGAACGCTAAGTTGACGTGAGCTCTTCTCGTTAAATTATAAGGTTTGAAAGCTTCTTTATCAAATTGAATGACAAAGTCAACAGTGCCAGAATCCTGGGTAGCGGATCCTAATTCTTTCCTGAGATCTTCTAATTCTTTAGAAATCTCCTCAAACTTTTCCTGCGCCTCGATGAGCGCATTATAGGCATTTTCTCTTAAAGCTAGCTCATTTGGTTTCCCTAATGATAGTAATGTGTTAGTATATTTTCTATCATCAAAAAGGGCCTCAGCTTCAAGTATAGACTGTTTATAAGAATTTACTTCTTGTTGAAGCTTTACCTCCCGCCGTCTCATCTCTTCTTGGTCTCCGTTATCAATTATTTTCTGCGTAGTTCTGCCTTGCGCCTCCAATATTGAATCTCTTATTTTAAGACCCGCCTCAGTCCCTCTAAAAATAGAAATAGCATCTTTATAGTTTGATTTATTATCTATGTCGGATGCAGTGTCTATACCAATTGATGCAAAATAGTCTGCCTTACTTATTATAGATCTTGAAGTCTGGGAATTTATAAAGTCTTTTAGTGCGCTGCCTTCTTTAGGTATTTCATTATAAATACCTATGTACTTATAAATTGCCTCGTAAATATCCCGAGTATAGGCTCCACTATTTCTTAAATTGTTACCGGTTTCAGGAGATAAGTCTGTGGCTATCCTGTTTTGTATATCACCACTGTCGTCACGTAAAATGTCTAAAATACTGTCATATGTGTCTACAAATTGTTCCTGCTTCTCCATCTTTTCCAGAGCATCAACGCCCTTAGAGAAAGCTTGCTCGTCTTCTGCGTATTGTTTAAAAATACTACCCTTCGAAGATAGCGTCCCTCTGCGTAAATATGGGTACAAGGTCTTGCCAATCTCTCTAAAGTCATATACGCTTTGGTCAAAAAGATATGAGTTTATGTCAGTATAAGGATCCAAAGTGAAGTCGTTGATAGCGTCTTCAAAATCTTCTTCTGTAATATCTTTTAGATCGTGCACTGTTCTTACTGCCCTCATTGTTATGGATGTCGAGGCGGAGCCTTGTGAAGAGACTGAGAGCGTTTTTGCTGCTATAACCCCTGTAAAGGATGGGCCCTTGTCCGGTTCAATGTAAGCTCCGGGTAACCCTACCATTGAGTAAGGAGTATATACTGCGCTTATAGACATATTTCTGGTGGCCATTCTAGCCTGTTGGTGAGCATTTAAAGTAAGTTCATTTAAAGGTTTTTTTATCTTGGATTGGTATTCCTCTTTTTGTGCCTCCTCTAAAGATTTAGTCTCTCCTATAATATCTTGTTTTTCCGTTTCTACAAAAAAGGAAGTTTGATTAACTACATTAGGTGTTATTCCACGGTATGTTTCCTCTGAAGTTAATCCAATAGTGTTTTGGTCTATACCGTCCTGTGTAATATTTAGTTTAGGCTGTACAGCAAACGGTTTAAACCCTTTTGTAGAGCCAATGATACCACTTTGCATAACGCTGTGTACCTCACTGATGGTTCTTGTAGGCTCCGATAAAAAATTTCTTGAAAAGTTTATTTTACTAACTTGTTGTGGAAAAAGTAAATTACATTTTATAGGAGGAGAGTTTTCCATGTTAGGTAAAAAATATCCTCTTATGGGCGCTGATCTTTCTACATTCCCAGATTGAAATTGAAGAGATCCTGTATAAGTAGAAGGAGCTACTAAAGTATAGTGAAACACATTTAAGAACTCTACCACGGCCTCCATGAGTTTAATTGTCCCACCGTTTTTAAGAGAGAACTTAGATTCGGAAAGAGTGAAAAAATTCTCTATCAAAGCTTTTCTTTTAAAGGCTTCAATTTTTCCTATGTTGGGGGATGTAAAAATAGATTCTCTTATATTGAAGGAGTTCGAAACAAGTCCATAAAACATATCATACTCTTCAAACTTTTTAAGGAAGAAATCTATAAAAAGTTCTAGATCTCCTCCGCTTATTTTATCATCACCTATTAATTTACTAATTTCATCTACTAACCCACTAAAAACTGTAAGCTTTGGCTCTCCCAGAGAATCATACTTCTCAATAGGATCTTCCTCTTCTCCTGCTTTTGTCTTATCTTGAAAATTAGAGTTGGTTTCCGGGGTGTCATTTTCTAGCTCCTTTTCTGTACTATTATAGTACTCGTATAAATAGTCACCCAGAGCATCTCCCCACTCCGCTGTCACCATAGAATCTTTTGGTCGCGCAGTCACTGATTGCCACTGAGATAATAAGGACGTAGCTTCAAATGATACCGCCCTCGAGGATCCTGTCTTACTATAGTTTATTTGTCTTATTTCTCCCTCGAATAATAAAATTTTATTAGCTGTGTTCTCTGGCTCGGGCCCAAATATCTGAACTATGGTACCACCTAATACTCTTAAGCTACCGCTGTTGGCGGGGAATTGTACAGTCGCAGAGGGGAAGTCTCCCTCAATCTCCCTAATATTAAATGAGGAAAAGGGAACTTGTATTCCCTCTAAGTAAACTTCAAATCCTGTATATTCTTGAAACGTTGTTTGTGTGTCTGACATTTATTTTATTATCTTGCTGGGTTTTTTTCTGCATCTACTACTCTGATTGCATTTCCGCCATTTATTGTTGCGAAGGCGCTATCTAACCTATCCATTACACTTTCTACGCCTCTTTGTTGCATACTAAAAAATTTCTGAAGAGGTTCTGAGGCACCCTCCCAATTCAGGTTTGACATAATATGAGATCCTTGAACCTTACCAACACTTTCGCTTACAGCTTCCATTAATTCTCCGATTTCCATAGATCCTTTAATTCTGCCCTCTAACTTGTTTCTGTCTAAACCGGCGGCCTCTAATTGATTTAGGACGTCGGACGGATTACCTAAGACTCCCTCTATAGTTAAATCTTCACCTGAACCTATTTTTGCTAGCTGTGATAATTTTTTATAAGCAAAGCTTTCTAATCCTACATCGGTGGGGACTGCAAATCCTAACTGGTTGGCAAGTTCTCTTGATTGTTGCGTAATGTTTGCCTCTAATTGGTATGCACCACCTGCTCCATATAACGCTGCTGCGGACGCAACGCGGTCTCCGTGATGTCTGGATATAAACCTGGCGATATCTCTATCTTGTGCGTTACTTAGTTGCGAAGCATCTATTGCTCCTGATCTCGTTATTTGCTCGGTTAACACTCTCTGTCCCTGTTCAGTTAGACTACCAATTCTACTTTGGGCAGCCCCTTCAAGCAATAATCCGCTAACGTTTCCTAAAGCAGTTTCCTGTAAATCTGCTCCATGACTAGTCATGCGTTCCGCGGTCATACCTGATTCAGCTAATGACCTCCCCCTAGAGATGACTTCAAGCTCCCTTTGGTCCATCCCCATTACACCATCTTTAGCCATCTGGTTGAGTACAGCACTTTGTATGCTAGAATCTACGTTCTCAAAAGCTCCTCCAACCATTTGGCTTACTTCCGTATCTATTAGAGTTTCAATTTGATCTCTAGGGACTCCTTTAGCACTTAACTCTTCCCGTCTTTTTTGATAATGCATAGTTAGTGCAAAATCATCTCTGGTGCTTTGCACTGATCCGCCAGAAAATGTATCTGATCCTAATCTCTCTGCTAGAAGTGCATCTCCTTTTGTGATTGCACTTTTGTCAAAACCTCTAGCGAATTCAAACTTATTTCTGAAGGTATTAAAATCACCCTCCCCATAAGTTCCGCTCTGTCTTAATTGATCAAAAACAGTTTTGGCTTCTATTTTTGCAGAATCTCCAAAATCAAATCCCGTCCCCATAGCTTCGAAACCTTTTGAGCCTCTTATTCTTTCTAGAGCTGCTCTTACTGTTGCTGGTTGTCTATCTATGCCCATTCGTAGGGTGTCGTTTTTTCTATCCATACGTCTTTCAAAATAGCCTGACGTACCATCTATAATATTCTCATATAAGTCTTCTGCAGCATCTACCCTCAGAAAATTAGCGGCACCTGCCTTCATTCTTCCGAACCAGGCCACATCCTCGCTAGCCGCCATAGTGTCACTAATTTCTCTTGTGATCATTCCTATTTCTTGGCTCACAGCGTCATTTGCGCTCACGTCTTGTGCCATCGATATAAAACTTTGTGCTTGATTAGCGCTTACTCCATACATATTCATCATTGCGCTTGTTAAAACTTCTCTATTAACTGTCCCGTCTCCGTTAGCTAGGTTTGTTTGTTTTACAAGCTCCATTGCATTCATAAATGGCATCGATTGTTGCATCTGCTCTGGCAATGAAGCCACTAGCTGTGCTTGTTGAGCCGGTAGACTTATCATTCTTCTAGGGTCCCCGGAAAAATAATTTGAAGAAGCTCCTAACATATCTTGCATACTATCTCCTGGAATAGAGCCTCCTAAAAGCCCAGAGGTATATAGCATTCCTTGGCCACTCATCATAATTCTATTTGTGGCTTCCATATTAGAAAGAGCAAAAGACTGTGTTCCTCCCGCCTCGTGTATTAATTGTCTAGTCACGGGGTCAGCCATTTTTAAACGCTCGGCCTGCATTAAACTCTCTCTTGCCATATCAAAGGCGACATTAGACCCTACCCCTGTGCCTCTCATCATCTCTACACCCTGCATACCGAACTTGCTTACACCTACTGCTCCCAAACCTGTAACTTCTCCTTCGTAAGCTAGCTGGGTTCCTACGGTATCCATCTCTCGGGTAGTTGCTACCATTTCCTGCTGTAGTTGGGCCATTATTTGGGCAGCTTCACGTTGAGTAGATCCTATTTTATTTGCAAAATCTCTAGTGTTCTCAATCACTCCCTGCAATACCTGATCCATTTCCTCATAATTAGATACTCCAGAAAATCCACCTGCTTGTGCAAAATCAGCTACGTTAGATTCTAAATACTCCATACTATACCCCTCGGAAAATCCTTCTGCGGAGTATGCTTTATCTTGTAGCCTGCCCGCCATACTTCTGGCGTCGTCTATAGATAACTTCCCAAAACTATCACTAGCTATTCCCTTAAAAGCTCTGGCTAAAGATTCTCGTTCCTTTGCCTGTCTTGCCGTTACTGAAAATCCGAGGTCAGCAAAAGACCCCACTGTACTACCTATAACAGCTCCCCCGAATGCCCCTACTCCGGGGACAATAGCTCCGCCTACTATTGCTCCGCCTACTGCTCCGGCCGCCATGAATCCGTTACTTGTTATAAAGTCTGAAGTCATATCCGACATATTAAGAGCTGCTTGGTCTCTATAGTCACTTATAAAAGCTCCAGCAGTGTTAGGGTCGTACCCTCTGTAGAAAGGATTATATAGAGCGCTAGCTGATTGGAAAAAACCTTCTGGCCCTGTCGACATTGAGGGAGGCATAGATGATATACTTGGATCAATAGGTTGTGATATCAAACCTATTTTTCGCATATCCTGGTTAAATTTATTATAGCCTAATCTTAGATATTCTGCGTTACTATCTAAGAAAGAGGTGCCCCCAGACATCTGATCAACAGCACTCCCTACGGGTGGTTGAGCAGGCATTTGAACACCTGGCATTCCGTTGAGTGCGGCTAAAGCCTGTCCAGAAATTACATCAGAGGCTTGTGGGATTCCGTCTTGGGAGTAAGACAGAGATCCCATAGTTAAGTCAATTTGTTGCCTTATACGCTCTAATTGTTGCGAAAGGTCTTCTTCGTTTAGTCTAACGTTGTACTTAACTTCTTGTTCTGCCATTTCTGTATTTTAATAAGTCGTTTTTTAATTTAGGACCGGCTCCTACCTCTGCATCAGAATCACCGGCTTTCATTTTGATCTCTCTAGGTTTACCGTCAGGTCCTCTAAAGAGTTGCGTGTATATTTTCTCCATGTCTGCCTTAGTCTTTGCTTTTTCCTTTTCTCTTCCTGGGTATTCGAGATCCATAAGCTTCTCTACTAAGTTATTATAAGCTTCTACTTTTTCCTGGTTAGTGGTATCTAGGGTAGAAGCTTTTGCTACTATAAACGTTCGGAGCATTTCTTTTTCTTGCTCCTGTTGCATCATCTGTAAAAGTACTCTTTCTCTTACTGAGCCTTTTCTTCCGACGTCGATGCCTTTTGTGAGGGCTCGGGCGCGTCGGCCGGCTCGTCCCCCTTTGAAAAAACATCATCAATATTCTCTACTTCACAGGCTTCTTTAATAGCCTTTTCTAATTTCTGTTGCTCCTTTACTGCCTTGTCTAGCAGTGCAACACTTTTACCTTGTAAAAAGCCTTCCCATTCATCCCAACTATCGAACTTCTTACCATTCCAATTAATAAGAGTTTTACTTAATAGTGAGTAGGCATACCTCTGAACGAATTGCCTATCGGTTGCTTTATTTTCTCTGAGTTTTTTTAAATCCCCTTCTAAGTGATACTGTGATGTGTAATCAAGATTCTTTACTGTTATTTTATATTTACCTAGTTCGAACGTATGTTTGGTTGTATCGCTCTCAAAAAGATCCTCTAAGATTTTTGCTTTATCCATTATTTTTAGTTAAGTTGTTTGTTTAAAATTACCCTTTAAGGTAACTCAAAATGCTTTCATAATCAAGAGCAGACCAGTATTTTAATTGGTATAAGAACAATGAGACACATAGACTCACCATTAATTTAAATTATGATTAATATAGAGATAAAAAACACAGGAAAAATAAAGGGAATAAAGTCCCTACCAAGAGAGGTGGTAGAGAGTCTCAGAAATGAATTTACTATCACAAACCCAATGTTCTCAAAGAAAAAGGCATTGGATCTTAGTATATTTGGAACCCCACAATATTTGAATTACTATTCTTCTCCTGACCGGGACACTTTAGAGGTGCCTGTTGGAGGGGTTTCCAAAGCCATTGAAATTCTTTTAGCTTCTGGTGTGGAGCTTACAAAAGATGATATTATTGACAACCGCACCACAGCTTACAATCCAGACTTTTTTGATAATGTTGAATTTCATGCTACTCTAAGAAGTTACCAACAAGACATGGAAGATGCTTGTATGAACAATAATTCAGGCGTTATACAAGCAAAAACAGGTTCTGGGAAAACGGTGGTTTTCGTTTCTTACGTTGTAAAAAAGAAGCAAAACACTTTAATTTTAGTTAATACAAAAGAGCTAGCTGCACAAACTGTGGAAGCTTTTGTTAAGTTTACTAACCTAGAAGAAGATGATATTGGATTCATAGGTTCTGGCCGGTATGAGCCTAAACCTATAACTGTTGGAATACTGCAATCTATTGTTCAGTTGAAAGGTAAAGAGCTTTCAGAAGTTCAGCAATACTATGGTCAGCTCATAACTGATGAGACGCATATTATTGCCGCGGAGACTTATTATAATGCTGCTGCTCGACTACCATTTAAGCATAAATTTGGATTCAGTGCTACTCCTCAACGAGAGGACGGATTAACGCAGGTTATATTTTGGGCAACTGGTGATATTATCCATGTTGTTCCTGACAAAGCCCTAAAAGATTATTTAATTAAACCTACTTATAAAAAGATAAGAACCAAATATTATTTCCCACTATTTGATACATCGGAATTTCAAGCGATGATAACTGACATTGGAAATAATGGTCCTAGAAATGAACTTATAAAAGATACATTTTTAGAAATAGGGGACGACAGGCCTTCTGTATTCCTATGTGACAGGGTTGAACAGGTAGAACTATTACATGAGTTAATACCAAACTCTATTATGCTTACCTCGGCCGTAAAAAAGAAGGATAGACCTAAAGCTATGGCCAAGTTAAGAAGCAAAGAAAAACTTCATGTTATTTCTACCTTCGGTTTATTTAGTACCGGGATTGATGTCCCCCATTTGGAGGTGTTGTATTTATGCTCACCTAAAAAGTCATTTATAAAATTAAAGCAGGCTGCAGGTCGTTTGATGCGATTGGCAGACGGGAAGACTGAATCACTTATTGTTGACTTTGTTGATGAGGGGGTTTGGTTATTAGCTAATCAGTGGAAAACCAGACATAAAATTTTAACTAACTTATAATCATGTCAAAATACGACTTTTCGGAAATAGAGCCAGAGAAAAATGACTCAGAGCAAGAAGAAGACCCAAGAACAAATTTTAGAATTACAAAGTCCTGTTCTAATTGTAGATACTTTTTTTACACTGGAGTGAAGAGCCGTCGGGGTTATTGTAAATTAACTAATATTAAGCACATGAATATAGGAGCATTCCACAGGACAGACACAGACGCTATTGCTGAAGAGCATGGATGGCCTCCCACTCACTGCACAAATTTATGTGACAGACATGAGATAAGAGGACAAAAAAGCTTTGTAAGGTATCCCGAAAAACATACAGGTAAGAAATTTAACATAGACGGGAGTTTAAGAGATGATATTATTGATATCGATGATTAGCATACTAATCCTCTGGAAAGAGGTTTTAGAGATAATAGACGAGCATAAAAAGAAATATTCAAAATTACTATCCCAGAAAAAATCTAGTGAGGTTGTTTTAGGCCAAATTTCAGAGCAACTTGCTCCCTTCCTAAACACCTTCCCAGTTGATGATCCACAGAATCTGGCATTTTTAGGAATGCCTTTAGATTATGTTTACTTTGGTAATGACAAGATAGTTTTTATTGAAGTGAAGAGTGGGAAATCAAGACTAAGTACAAAACAAAGAAGATTACGGAATCTTATCCGTGATGGTAAGGTGGAATTTATTATTCACCAAATACCAAAAAAAGTAAAATAGGTTTTGACCTTAATTAAATTATTACTATCTTTGTCTCGTTAATTTTAAACGAGAGAAAAAGAATGAACACACTAACCTTCGATATCGAGACAATTCCCACACCAGATGAGGAATTAAGTGATATCCAAAAAGAGGAGATACAAAGGAAAGTAGATACGTATCTCAAAAGAAACCCTTCGGCAGATCCAATGGATGCGAAGGGCCTTATAATGGGGACTTCCCCATATTTTGGAAAGATAATTGTTATAGGCGTTCATAAAGTTACGTCACTGACCACAAAGTCCTTTGCCTTGACCGGTAATGAAAAAGACATTCTTGTTAATTTTTGGAAAGAGGTTGCCGGATTTTCTGGTGTATTTGTTTCCTACAACGGACTGTCTTTTGACGTTCCCTTCATAGTAAAAAGAAGTATGAAGTATGGATTGTCGCCCAGTAACAAAAGATTTTTAAAGACATATAGATATAGTCAAGATACACATTTCGATGCAAAGGATGTTATCAGTGATTACGATCGATACGCATCGCCAACCCTTCACTTAGCTTGTGATTTATTAGGCATCGACTCTCCAAAAGAGGGCGAGGTCAAAGCTGATCAAGTGGCTAAGGCATACGAAGAAGGCAAGTTACAACAGATTGCTGATTACTGCGTAAGAGACGTAGAAGCAACCTATAAAGTATACAAAAAATTAAAAGGTATTTGGGTATAAGAATAATGATCCCGGACACCTTTATTTTAAATTAAGAAACAGAGAGAAAAAATAATTAATGTCACTATTTCAAAAAGCAGAACCAGAAGCGCCTCGACTAAAAATGTACATCTACGGGGAGACGGGAACAGGTAAGACAGTTACCGCACTGAACTTTCCATCGCCGGCAGTTATTGATGCCGAAGATGGTACTTTACATTATGGTAAAGAATTCGACTTTCACAAGATTAGAGCAAATGATCCAGCAGTTATTCACCAAGCTCTTGACGAGCTTTTGCAAGACCCTGGAGATTTTAAAACTCTAGTCATTGATCCTATGAGTGTTGTTTATGATCAAATCATTCGCATCAAAGAGGATCGTATGAAAGCCAGAACTGGTAACATGAACTACGAGCTACAGCCTCTTGATTACAAGAGTGTTAAAACAGAAGTAAAAATTCTTATGAATAAACTACTGGCTCTAGACATGAATGTTATCGTTACAGCCAGAAGTAAACCTCTGTACGCAGAGGGAGAGTTCATGAAGAAAATTGGACAACAGCCTGATGGACACAAAAACATGCCTTACATGTTTGACGTTGTTCTTGAGCTTTACATCGCAGAAGATGGAGAGACTCGTATGGCCAAGGTAACAAAAGATCGGACCAATACACTTCCTCATGAGTTTATATTTTCTTATGACTCATTCGTAGAATACATGGGACTTGATGTCCTTGAACGAGACGCTGATGCAGCTAAACAAAAGGAATCTATTAATACAACCAATAAGCGTACCAAGCAAATCGAATATAATAACGAGCAGATTTTTACAGCCGGTATAACCGCTGATACTCTGTCAGAGCTTGAAAAGCTATTGGAAGACGTAGACCCTAAACAGTTAAAAGAGATTTTGATGGAGCAGTTTGAAGTCGATAATCTACTAGATTTGACAAAGAAGAATTCTGAGTCATTTTTAGACGCTGTGAAAAACGAGCTGACGTAAAGCAAGACAACTAGTGACAACCGACAACTGAAAACGTAATTAAAACCATAAAAAACAAATTTACGTTTAGATGAAATTAAACTTTAATAAAGCAAGAGAGAATTCAGGCGGAGACTTTAGTGTAATACCTGAGAACCGTTATGACCTAGTAATAGATTCAGCAAAATCAACTGAATCCCGGGTTAAGAAAACACCAATGTTAGAGCTAAAGATGACCATTTTAGGTCCTAGCTTTGAAAATCGCAAAGTTTGGAAAAGCTTCGCATTAACTCCTCCAGCAATGATTTACCTTATCAATTTCTTAAAAGCTTGTGGGCTAGAAGAACTAGCTGAGCGAGATGAGGTTGAGGTTGGAGACATTATCAATGAAGTCCCGGGTAGTAAAGTGGGTGGATTCATTTCTATCACTACCAACCCGAATTCAGGTAAGGAGCGTAACGAGGTGGAAAACTTCACCGAGTATACAGGTTCCACTGAAGGGGCTGCACCGGCCACTGCTACTAATACCGGAAAGAAGAAACTATTTAACAACTAAACACACGAGGGGCTTCGAGCCCCTCTTTTTTTATTTATGCCAGGCGGAAGAGAACTAGAAAAAAGAGCGAATAAGCTCAACTTAAAAAAACGTTTAAATAAAGAGGCCCTTATCTTACAGATACCGGTGCCTATTATTATGACTAAAAACGGGATCGTTCCTAAACAGTCAACTGTTGACTTCGCCGGCTTAATAAAAGGTGGAAAGTTTATTGCATTCGATGCAAAGGAAACAAAAGTAAAAACTCGATTCGACTTATCTAATATCCATCAACATCAGTTAGAGTACCTGATGATGGTTAGGGAGCTAGGCGGCTTAGCCTTCTTTTTAATCTGATTTAAATCTCTCTACAACGAGGACGCATTTATTGTCCCCATTTCTGTTGTAGAACACTTTTGATTCGTAAGCGAAAGGAAATCTATTCCTTTTGAGGATCTTAAGAAGCACTCTAAACTAGTCAAAGTAGATTCATATTTAGACTTTTTAGACGATGAGAAATTTTTAAAAGACTTATTTAATGAGCAAATTCACGGAAGTACTTAGCAAATTAGAGCCGGGGACTATTATATCTATTCGAGTAAAAAAGGGCACAGAGCCTACGAATGGAGAATTTCATAATATATCTCCCGAGGGTGTTGTAGAATTAGGCACCATGGTACTTGGTACAAAGAAGCAAGTACGACAAACATACGACAGTATATCAGAGATGTTTGGAGGTTATGTTCCTAATAGAACTTATCTCCACGTTGACGATATCAAAAATATAACTATATTGGAAAAATATGCCAAGAAAGAAAGTAAAGATAAACGTCAAGAAACTGACGAAGACAGCTGAAATACCGAATAAAGCGAACCCTACCGACGCTGCATTTGATATTTATGCTGACCAGTCAGTTAAGATAGCAGGAAGAGGAGGCCGCCTTGCGGTCAGTACTGGTATCGCTCTAGAAATAGAGGATAAATATTATGTACAACTAAGAGAAAGAAGTGGGTTCAGTTTAGAATCTGCTGTATTTTTAAAAGGAGGCGTCATTGACTCTGGCTACCGCGGTGAGATAAAAGTTATCTTGCAGAACAATAGTGAATTCCCGGTTGATATCGAGAAGGGTCAAAAAATTGCCCAGTTCACTATTCACAGAGTTGAGAATGTTGCCTTAAAAGAAATTGAAGAATTTGAAGACGCTGACACCGATCGTGGTGAAGACGGATTTGGTTCCACGGGGAAATAACTCCGACTACCACTATGAGATACCTTTTGTTCCGTTGTTATGTGCAGTTTTAAATTGACAACGAAATAAAGAAAATGAGAGAAGACATATTAAATATCGGAGTTAGTAACTCCTCCAAGAGAAAATTAAAGATAACTAAAATACACAAGAAGTGGGTCACACTAAAAGGCGGGGAAACTACAGAAAAGATAGTAATGCATGCTGTAGATGCCAGCCAACCTAAACATATTTTTAAGATTAGCGATTGCTACGTCTTAGATAGAGATGGGGAACCAAAGATTACTGGATTATGGTTTACATTAGTAAACAACGAAATAAGCCAAGAATCTTCTTTAGCGAAGACACTAAAACGTTATGAGGCGGAAGTACTCGGCGAAATGATAGGGAAGACTGTGGAAGCAGCTCCTGACAAAAAGAACTATTTAGTTATTGTATCCTGCGATATGTAGGGGTTGGGGGAGAGCTGATAAAGCTCTCCCCTCCCCTATTTTAATTTTCCAATTTACATTAAGATTCACTATATTAAACGTTATGATTAGCAAATATATTAAAGACATAAAAAAGCATGACCCTATTCCTACTCGAGAAGAAGAAATAGAGTTATTTAAAAAAGCAAGGGCCGGAGAACGATGAGCCTATGAAAAGTTAATAAATTCAAATCTTAGATTTGTTTTTCAAGTCGCAAAATATTATCAGGGAAAGGGATTACCTCTTGAGGATTTAATTGCGGAGGGTAATATGGGGTTATTAAAAGCTTACGAGCGTTTTGATCTGGAAGTTGGTGTTAAGTTTATTTCTTACGCCGTATTCTGGATAAAACAGAGTATACTTAGTGCACTGTATTCACACTCAAACACGATTAGAATACCCCTTAACAAACTTATAAATGTTTCTAAAATAGCAAAAATAAAAAAAGAGTTAGAACAACAACTATTACGTGAACCAACTCTATCCGAATTACAAGACTATATAGAAGATCCTTCCCTTAAAGATGATGTTCATCACTTACATACTATAATAAGTTTGGACGTGCCAAGAACAGAAATGGGTGAGGCGGATCTACATGAAGTTTTAGCCAGGGATGATGAGAACTTAGAGAAAAAACTAGAAGAGTTCAGAGAAGAATTTTTAGATGTAATTTCAAATTTCCCAAAAAGGGAGAAAAAAATACTCTGTATGTATTATGGAATAAGATATACCAGAACATATAATCTGCGGGAGATTGGCCTAGAACTTGATTTGACAAGAGAGAGAATCAGGCAAATAAAGGACCAGAGTTTAAATAAATTAAGAGAGAAGCCGGAAGGCAAAAAATTGATAGAATACTTATAAATGGAAAACATTAAATATATTGATGCTCCTAGCAAGGTAGACGATGCTCTTACAGAGCTACATGGATACCCTGAGCTAGGTTTCGATACAGAGACTACAGGCCTTGATCCCTTAACGGACAAGGTTTTGTTGTTACAGGTAGGTACGCCTACTGTACAGTTTGTGTTTAATGTTCACGAAATTGGACATGAAAACACAATGCGGGTATTACACCTACTAAAACAATCAGAAGTAACAAAGGTGGCACATAATGCTAAATTTGATTACACTATGATCAAGAGTAACTACGGTGTAGATTTACCAAACATAGTTTGTACTATGATTGGATCTATGTTACTTACAAAGGGGATTGTTTCGGCAGACAATAGCTTAGATGGTTGCCTTACTAAATATCTAGGTATGAAGATGAATAAGGCCAAACAGAAATCATTCATCGACATGAAGGTTGGAGACTCTTTTACATGGTCCCAAATCCTATATGCTGCCAAAGACGTTGAAATGATTATACCTCTGAAAAATAAGATTGTAGATCTTTTAAACGAAAGAGGTATGAAACAATTGTCTGAGCTTGAGTTTGAAACTGTTCGGGTTTGTGGCGATATGCAACTTAACGGGATTTACTTAGACGGTAAAAAGTGGTTAGCATTACTTGATGATGCGAAGGCCATGTCTAAGAAAGCAAAAGCTGAGCTAGATGAACATGTAAAAGATCACGCTCAGTTGGACATCTTTGGGGTTCCTACTGTCAACTATGCTTCACCCCTCCAATTAAAGCCGCTGATCGAAAAGATTACAGGGAAAGCATTGGAGAGCACTGGAGTAAGAGACTTAGAAAGAATTGATCATCCTATGGTAAAAAGTCTTTTAAATTTTAGAGAGGCTCATAAAAAGGTAACAACTTACGGTGCCTCATTTCTTCAAAAGCATGTTCATAAAAAGACTAAAAGAGTTCATTCTAACTTTAAGCAGCTAGGAACTGATTCGGGACGTATGTCCTCCTCAAGCCCTAACATGCAAAATATACCAAGTGCTCAGAAGTATAGAAGCTGTTTCACTAATCAGAAGCCCGGTTATAAAATAATAAGTGCTGATTTTTCAGGTCAGGAGCTTAGACTGTTAGCACACATTTCTCAAGAACAGGCTTTTATAAAAGCCTTGAACGAGAACAAAGATTTACACTCTTATAGCGCATCATTAATTTTCGGTGTACCTTACGAGGACTTCTTTTATTATGGTAAGGATGGCATAAGAGAGGCATGTGATGATAACGACAGTTTAGATCCTTTTGAACTATCTTTAGATTCGAATCAAAATGATATGGTTGTAGATAATGTAGGTGATCCTCTTATTCGTCCTGAGATGAAGAAAAAGTATAGGACACCTTGTAAGAGTATTACATTTGGTCTTATCTACGGTATGGGAGCTAGTAAGCTAGCTGATACATTAAAGATAACAATTGCAGAGGCTAAAGAACTTATAGGGAAGTATTTTGATACATTCCCTACTATTAGGGATCTTTTGGATAGACTAACACAAGAGGCAATGGCTCGTAAGTACGCGTATTCCCCGCTAGACGGACGCCGTCGTATCTTTAGTGGTATAGACTGGGACCATGGCGGTAAGGTCGCTCACATGAAAAATATAGCAAAAAATCAACCCTTCCAAGGCGCGGGTGCATCAGTAACCAAGTTAGCGCTTTGCAGAATGAAACACAGAATAGATTCTACTGGTTGGGATGCTAAGATTATAAATGTAGTACATGATGAGATTCTTATAGAGGTTTTAGAGGAGCAAGCAGAAGAAGTTGCAAAAGCCCTTGAAGAAATTATGAAAGAATCATTTAATTTTTATGCACCAGACATTCCAATGGTAGCAAAAGCAGAAATAGCAAACGAATGGAGACACTAAAATGATAAAAAGAGAAGAAGTTTATAAAGCACTAGACAGTGAAAGAGACTACCAAGATGTTCGATGGAAGGAAAATCCCGGGCAACCAGAAACAAGGGAATCTTTAGATAGGAGCATAGACGAGTTTTCTACCTATATTATGGCTTACGCACAACAGTTACAAAATGTATGTGCTTCCACAGATGACCCTACTGTTAAATTAGACTTTGTTAGAAAAGTTGGTGGGTTATCAGTAGCCTGCATGGAGGCTCATGGAGCCCCTTTAAGAGAAATACCAGAAGGGCTACAAGAATAGTACTATGAGAAGATTATCAGAAAAAGTAAAAGATTTTGCAATTAGAAGGCATAATTGGGTTAGACAGGAATACGGAAAAGGTGTTCCATACTCTGTTCATCTAGAAATGGTTGCAGACTTCGCAGAGAAATTTTCATATGTCCTGTCTGAGGAGGATAGGGATCTTGCAGTCGCCGCAGCCTGGGGACACGACTTAATAGAAGATACGAGAGTAACTTATAATGACTTAGGAAAGTTGTTTGGGTGGAAGTTTGCTGAAGTTGTTTTCTGCTGCACAGAGCAGAGAGGACGTAACCGGGAAGAAAGGCATGGTGAGGCTTACTATGACCTGTTATCTAAGAACTCTATTGGCAAATTTGTGAAGCTGTGCGATATCTGTGCAAATTTCTCTAATTCTAAAGAGAATAGTAATTCAATGTATAAGAAGTATAAAAAAGAATTTCCTAAGGTAAAGGAAAATTATACAAAGAAGGTGAGTACGAACCTATATGGGACTTTTTACATTCTCTCTAAAAGCCGGTTTTTCCGGCTTTTTTTGTACCCTATAGTGACAACAAGGCTACTTGACAATAGAAAACAAGACTTATACGGATAAATTACTTAACATTCAACTTGAACACTAAATAGTTTCTGCTTAAGTTTTATCCAAACGCACAAAACAAATTAAAGAGAGAATACTAAAATATAAATATGAAATTAAATAAAGCAAGTAGCATTCTAAGTGACATAACAGTACACATGAAATACGCACGTTACTTAGATGACAAAAACCGGCGAGAGATATGGGATGAGCTCGTTGACAGAAACGTGGAAATGCACGTTAAAAAATATCCCAAATTAAAAGAAGAAATAAATGATGTTTACGACAGATTTGTAAGAACAAAGGTGGTCCTCCCCTCGATGAGATCGATGCAGTTTGGTGGAAAGCCTATCGAAATTAGCCCTAATCGGGTTTACAATTGTGCTTATTTGCCTGCGGATCACATAGATTCTTTTGCAGAAACTATGTTCCTTTTGCTGGGTGGCACAGGAGTTGGGTACTCTGTACAAAAACACCATGTAGAAAAGCTGCCTAAAATTATTCATCCGGATAGTGATAGAACCAGGCGATACTTAATTGGTGATTCAATCGAGGGTTGGGCAGATGCAGTTAAGATCCTATTCAAAGCATACACCGGTATAAACCGAAGTAAGCCTGTATTTGATTACAGTGATATACGTCCTAAAGGGGCTAGACTAGTTACTTCTGGTGGTAAAGCTCCCGGTCCGGCGCCTTTAAGAGAATGTCTGGTTAAGGTTGAAAATATCCTTTCCAACAAACCTAACCGTAGTAAGCTTCAACCGATTGAGGTACATGATATCATGTGCCATATAGCTGACGCAGTTCTAGCAGGCGGTATACGAAGAGCTGCTATGATTTCTCTATTCTCTGCGGACGATGACGAGATGTTATCTGCAAAGAGTGGTAGCTGGTGGGAGAATAACCCACAACGTGGTAGAGCTAATAACTCCGCAGTGTTGATGAGAGACAGACTGACTAAAGATTACTTTATGTCAATCTGGAAACGAGTAGAAGACAGTGGCTCAGGAGAGCCTGGAATATACCTTTCCAATCATCGTGATTGGGGAACAAATCCGTTGACCTATGCATAATGCGGATTTAAAACCTTCTCTGATCGACTTGGAAGCCGGCAATACGGCGACAGGGGGCAAGCAAGGGTCAGAAGATTCTGTGCAGCCTGAGAGACTGAGCGAGAAGGGCGACTACAGTGTTTATTGGATACACACCAATAAACACAAGGATATTTATTGTGAAGGTTATGTTGGCATCACTATAGACACAAAGTCTAGAATGAGATCGCATAAAAAGAACAAGAAAAAATCACCAATTGTTGACGCTATAAAATCTTATAGTTGGGAAAACCTAGAGATAGAAATTATAGAAGAAGAGTTGACAATGGAGCGGGCTTTAGAGATAGAGGGGAATTACAGGCCTAGGTTAAATATAGGCTGGAATCTTCAAAAAGGTGGAGAGCTTGGAGTAACGTCTGACTGGTATAATAACCCAGTAAACAAAGAAGCGCACTCTAAGGCTACATCTATTGGAACTAAAGCTGGCATCCAAGAAAAAGATAGTACAGAGGAAAGATCTAAAAGAGCTAAAAACAGTTGGTTAAAGAATGCCGATAGTTATAAAGGCAGTTGTAGAGGATCTAAAAATGGTAAAGCAAGATTAAATGAAGAACAAGTATTTGAAATTCGTTTTAAGCTTATACCAGAAGGCCTCAGTAATAAAGAGATAGCAAAAGACTTTAATGTAAAGCCTTACGTTATCCAATTTATTCGTACTGGCAAAACTTGGAAACATGTCGTATGCGACAGTCCAGCGCACAAGTAGGTATTTTGCTATAACCTTACAGTGTGACGGTTGTGAGATAGGATTAAGGCCCTATCAATTTTGTAATCTTGTTGAGATGAATGCTAACATTCTCGAGACGCAAGAAGAATTAGACGAAGCTGCTAAGGCTGGAGCTTTTATAGCTACGCTGCAGGCAGGGTATACAGACTTCCACTATCTACGTGATGTATGGAAGCGAACTACCGAGAAAGACGCATTAATTGGAGTATCTATGACAGGTATCGCTAGTGGTAACGTTATGAGTCTTGACATGGCTCAGACAGCTAAAGCTGTTAAAGCGACCAATGCTGAGATTGCTGAGATTATTGGTATTAAGAAAGCCGCTCGAACTACATGTGTCAAACCTGCTGGAACAACTAGCCTTGTATTAGGAACTAGTTCTGGTATTCACGCATGGCACAATGATTACTATGTTCGTAGAATGCGTGTTGGTAAGAATGAAGCTATATATACTTACTTAAGTATTAGACATCCGGAACTTATTGAAGACGAGCATTTCAGGCCACATGATACTGCTGTGATTTCTGTACCACAGAAAGCACCTGAAGGCGCTATTCTAAGAACTGAGTCCCCATTAGAAACCTTGGAAAGAGTTAAAAAGGTTAGCCAGAGCTGGATATCTACTGGATACCGAACAGGGCAAAATGGTCATAATGTTTCCTGTACTATTTCACTGAAAGATGATCAGTGGAGAGACGTAGGTAACTGGATGTGGAAAAATCGGGAGCATTACAATGGAATTGCTGTGCTTCCTTATGATGGTGGTAATTATAAACAGGCTCCTTTTGAGGACTGTTCTAAAGAAACTTATGAGGCTATGTTAGAGTCCCTTGATAAAGTTGACCTTACACAGGTAATAGAATCCCAAGATGAGACTGATCTTAGTGGAGAGATTGCTTGCGGGGGAGGGGCCTGCGAAGTAGTTTAATTATGGTATAAGAATTATGCAGGACAAGCTTCCTGTATTTTAATTTAATAGTAAAAAGAGCTACTTTAACGAGTAGCTCTTTTTATTTATATTCACATTTAAAAAGCACTGTCAAAAAGGCAGTTTATCTGTCAAATAGAGATGACAGGATGTCATAAATGCACTTTGGCATTTAGTTTGCAAGACAAAAAGAAAACTGAAAACTCAAACTAAAACTAAAAAATATGTATTTTATGAAAATTGGAACCCACGACAAAAGTATAAGTGATCTTTTTAGACTCGGAATAGATTTGATGAATGAGCCAATATTTTCGTCTTTCGTAGATGAGAAAATATCAGTTAACTCGGAGGATGAGTCGGCTACTATATCTTTAGCAGTTCCCGGGTATGACAAAAAAGATTTGAAACTAACTATTCAAAAAAATAAGCTTTTTATCTATCTAAAAAGCGAGTTGTTTAAAACCTACTTTCTTACAAAGTCTGTTGATAAGGAAAGCATTGATGCCACCCTAAAGAACGGTTTATTAAAAATTACATTTGATAGACAAGAAGCACCTGATGAAGAAGAAATAAATATTAACTAAACCAAAGGCCTTCGGGCCTTTTTTATTATGTTTGAAACTGTATTAGACCCTGATAAAGTCCCTAAATGGTTCATCGATTTTTTCATCGACTTGAACGTTAAGGTAGACTTAGAAAAATTACAAGAGTTCAATGTTGCTTATGCCACGGAAAAAATAAACGAGGTTGAAAGACAGGCTACTTGTATATTAAACCCGAGTACCGAGGTCATCTATATAATCGCAAAGCAAACGACTTATGAAGACCCGATTACTCCTGAAATAGAAACTTTTTTATTCGAAACAAATTTAAATAAGCTACATGGCAAAATCAGAAAAAACGGAAAGAAAACAAGTTAAAGAAAGTGGTATTTTCTATGAAGCTTGGACAAAAAAAGAATTGGAACAAAACCCTATAACAGAAAAACATGTCGGAGCCCCTATTAGCGTAGCGAGTGATCCCAGGAAAAGAAAATACATCTTAGAGAAAATCCATAAACCTGGAGAAAAGATGTATCCTGATGGGGGGTATGAAATTGATCACCCAGATTTTGTCTTTAGTCAAAGCCTCTTCTTAGAGGAAGCAAAGTCTTTTAAACCTAAGAAAAAGAAGAAAAAATAAACTATATCTGGTATAAGAATTATGAAGAAGCACAAAGCTTCTTAATTTTTTAACTTAAACTTAATCTACAACATTATGTTTACACTTATTTCATACTCCGACGCCGGTTATTCTTTGATCCACCAATCAGAAGATTTCCAGGAACTAGAGAACATTCAACAAGATCCTAGTATCTTAAATTTGGATGGTCTTTTATTGAACGATAACCTTCTTTCTTTAGGTGGCATTTGTGGATCCCTATCAATGGGAGACGGGGATGACTTTGAAGATGTTACAGGGTTCGAGGAAAACTCTCATCTTTTTATTTTAGATCAGGAATTTATTGAGTATCTAAAATCTTGCGAAGAGGACTCTGAGGATCTAGAGCTTTGTGAGATGTTAATGACTCAGTATCCTGACCCTCATATGTTGAAAGATACGCTCCACTGTAATATAGCTGCATGACAGCATGTATTATCTTTAACCCTGACTCAGATGAGTCAAGGTTGCACAGGATAGAAACCGTACTAAGTCTTTTATATTTCAGGGTTGATGCTATTGCATTGGCCCCGGAGTATAAAATTAGAGAAGACTTTTTAGGTGGTAAAGCTTTTATTGCAAAAGACGAACAACACGCATTAGTGAATTCTGATGTGGTTATTTGCTTAGGAGGTGATGGCACAGTTATCTATACTGTCCATATGTTAGCAAAATATGATTTGCTGAATAAACCGGTTATATCAATAAATTTGGGTAACGTTGGTTTTATATGTCCATTTTCTTACGAGGATGTTCTTAAAGGACTTGATATGGACATGGATATACAAGAGCGTAGCCTTCTTGAATTAAAGACAGGGGCAGCTAGACAACCAACCGCTTTAAATGAAATCTATATAGGGAAACCTGATATAGAAACAACTGTTCTGACTTTTAAAATATCTTTTAATGACCAAGTAGCTACATTTAGAGGAGATGGTGTAATACTAGCCACATCTACAGGGTCTACTGCATACAATTTTTCTATGGGAGGTCCTATAATTTCCCCAGAAAGAGGAGCTAATCTCGTGTGCATAACTCCTACTGGTTGTATAGATGCTAGTGTTAAGCCTATAGTCATGAAATTAGACCCACTGAATTCTTTGACTATAGAAACCTCAGAAGAATCTTGTGTCCAATGTGACTCAAGAACTATAGGATATTCAAAAAACCACGAGGTGGAAGCCTCACTTGAGAGTCTCTTTCTTAAAACTCCTAAGAGTTTTAATTATTTTGACCTGCTTGAAAAAAAGTTAGGTTGGGGTAGGCTTTCTAAGTAACTTTACTGTACCAATTAAAATCTTTTTTGCATTTTTACTTTTAATATGGTAACTTATTTAAAAGTAATCAAGGGCCTATAACTCAGATGGCAGAGTACCAGCCTTTTAAGTTGGGAGTCGCAGGTTCGATCCCTGCTGGGCCCACACCCGTTAGGGGTTAACTTATAAATTCATAACTTAATATGTCATCAAAACAAAAGGTATGTCTCGTATATACGCGGGACGACGAAGAAAAGAGAACAAGGTTTTTCAAACCTACCTCTACACACGTTATTAAGCGCGAACAAAAAGCGTTAGAAGAGAAGGGATACTCTCCGGAAATAGTTACCCGAAATAAATGGGAAGCTAGTCATGGAGAAATCAACAAGCCCAGAAGCCCTCTAGTTACACCAGTTGATCTCTCAATGATCTCAAAAACAGAACAAATGAGAGCTAACGATCATAAGGGTCGACAACGTAGACGAAATAAAAGAAATTAAAATTTAGTCCCGAACAGCAACTACCTCTAGGGACTTTTAACCAGTTAGAGAGGAAATATGAGTAAACTTTTAAAATCCTTACAAACTAAGGACGCTCTTACGGCCAATGGTGCTGTAACAAATAGTACATCGTTAAACAACTGTGTAGACATGTTCTTCCTAGCGGGAGCTTATAAAAATTTTATACCTTATTGGTATAAGAATAGTGCTGAGGAACACATACAGCATTTTTAATCAAGCAAATGATAGAAAACAGTGTTCCGATGACGCAACTTGGGGGTGTTCTGGATTCGACTGCTCACAAAAAGTTAAAACTACAATCTGGCTCGTAGACTACTACCAAACAGTTAAATTGAACTGACAAAAATCAATCACCTAAAATAGCTGGCTTTATTGGCTCAGCTAAGACTCAACCAGCAATAGCTGCGTAAAGTTCGTTCTACCTGATGATAATAGGGATAGTAAACTTAGGTTTACAGAGCGTCATAATTATCAGAACAGGTGTGGTGACCTTAAACACTCTCAGATAGTATAGCTTACCGACTGCCACTGAGTAAACAAAAGGCTAAAATAGCAAAATGATTGTACAATAGTTTTAATGGATGTGCTGTAGGACCGGAGTTCGACTCAAAGGGTCACTATATAGGTAACTATATAGATAAAAATTGGATGAATTGCTGGAAGGCTAAGTATTTATATAAGTATATGCTAATCAGCAGCGAAGTCGTGAGTACACTCACGAAACGTTCAGAGACTACTGGAGAACTTTAGAGTTCTTAATTACCAGCTAGAGCGTCCAACTCCTCGCTAAGAGGATGATGATATAGTCCGTAATCTCTCGGAAACGGGAGGCAAATCAGAAAGTTTACCACGATCAGCTAATCTATGATGATTAGGGCACAAAACTGTTAAGTTTTTTAGTGAGTTATTACCTCCTTCTTTTCTAGGAGTTATATGATGGATATCACATTGATCTTCATTCCAACCGCATATAAAACATGACAGGTTTTTGTCTGTGCTAATTTTCAAGGCTTTATAAACCTTTCGCTGAATACGTGGACGCTGATTTGATAATTTATTATTTCTGTAATGCCTTGATTTGCATTTACCAGAACAGAACTTTGCATTGTGTGCTTTTGTAGTAAATTTATTTTTACAAACTACACAATCCTTTATTACTGTTTTTCTGCCGTCATTTCTATTTTTTGCCGCGCAGCTTCTGGAACAAAATTTAGCATTACCTCTATTAAGCTCCTTTATAGGAGCCAAAAAATTACTGCCACACCAATCACAAATTGTTGTTTTATGTTTCATAAGATAATATATAAACGGTGGGCATGAGAAACAAATAAATTATAACATTAGCTCCGCACCTCCACCACACGGTTAAGTGTAACCCAAGTTGTAGATTGCATGTTTAAAGGGAGCCTCTTTATTGAGGTTCCCTTTTTTTATTTAACTTTAATTTTATCCCATGATTAAAATTTTAATATTTGCTGCTCTTGTAATAGGAGCTGCCTGGCTTATTTTTATAAAGATACCCGAGATTGTGGGTTCTGGAAAAAAGAAATCAAGTTCTGAGAATTCTTCTGATGAAGGTTTATTAAATAAGCTTACAAAAGAAGAGCAAAAAGCTCAAGCCGCTAGACAAGCCTTACTCGACGAGGCAGAACAAAAAGACGCTGAAGCTACCAAAACACAGGCTGAAGCAGACACGGTGCGTAAAGCACTACAATCGTCACAATAACCCTTAATAAAATAATACTATGAAAAAGAATAATAAGACAAAATTTACACTTGTATTGGTCGCAGTTGCTGCTATACTTGTTGCCATTTTTGGTCCGGCTATGGTAGAAGACGTACCTAACGGCGAGATTGTGGTTAACCAGGTACCTGTTTCAGGTGACATCGAAGTCTGGTCAGACCCAGGTTTAAAAATTGACGATGAATAAATTGATCCAACCGGGTCAATTGTAAACCAAAGTTAGTAGGTTGGTTTATGGGTTAAGGGTAGGGAAGGGCTGAAAAGCTCTTCCCGATTCCTTATCTATTTTTCTTTTTAGCTTAGGATTTTATATACAATAAAAAAGCCCGGCACTTGGCCAGGCTTTCATGTAAGTATTTGGGAGTATTAAAGCCCAGATGCATCCAAAGGTTTGACCCTGGAAGCTGATAGGGTTACATTCTCTGCAAGAACAGTAGCGTTAGCGCTAATCCCAAAAGAATGGGATTGAATATAACACTTCTCTAAATAAACACCTCCATAAGGCTCTCCATCCATATCAAAAAGTACAAATCCTAAACCTAACGGTCTATTGAATATTGCAGAGCCTAAGTTGCCCCAGAATTTTCCTGGGTTAGCATTTTGACTCTCCGATTGAGTATCGATAATACCTGAATCCGGGTATGGCATGGTTGGATTATTTAAAGAGTGGCTTGAACCGCTTCCAAAATCTGCTGATGAGGGAACAGTCGGTGTCCCACCATCGTTTGACTCTCTTTCGTACATTGCATAAAAAAGAGACGGGCCATCGAATAAAACTCTACTTAAAGAAGCTCTTACTCTTACCCTAGCTGGAATGAAGAAAGGTGTTCTACCTCCTATCTCAAATATTTCATTTAATTGTTTATTTTGCTGTAGCTGTGCACTCTGTACTAACCCTATTGGGTATAAAGAGGCCGCAGACCCGGATAAAACCGGAGGTCCACTAACAATAACAGCACTCTCGCCAGAGAGATACGCACCATTCAGGGCACCTTCGTGCTCGTCGGGCTGTACATTCTGTTTATTTGGAAAGTTAGCTTTCCAGTTTGATAGATTTTCTAGTGACATTTATTTTCTCCTAAGTATTAAAATTCTAGAGTTATTTTTATGTAATTAACTGGATAAAGCGGTGTTATCGCCAGATCCACTTTTATAGTGTCTGGTTGAACTTCATCTTGGTATACATTTAAAACGTCAACAGCTCTTACATAGCCTAGATCTACAAGTTCGTTTCCTGCACTTACTATCGCAGCCCTAAGCTGTTTTAAAAACCCATCTGATATTACAAATTTCCCAATTAAAGGTGACACTAGGTCCCTTATATATTTGGAAGCGTAATCAATTTGAGTAGTAATAGATAACTCTCTAGTTTGAATTGTTGTTGCGTTTGTAGACAACTGGTGTCTATTTATAATAGCTCCTACTCCCCTCTCTTCTAAAATCCAGGTACCGCCTTCTGCGATAGTATTTAGCTGTGATTTATTAAAGTGGTCATTACTCTTATAAAGCATAGAGAATCCATTTATTCCGCTGTTTGTTAATGGCTCTTCTGGCCTCTTACCAGCTACAGCACCTACAAGGGCTGCACCAAAATAGTATCCGGGTACCGGATAATAAACTGTTACGAAATCAATATCATTTGCCTTTAAAGTAGTAATTGCTGAAGAAGTTATCTCACTAAAAGCTCTAAACTTGGTTGATCCTGCAGTAACATTTGTTACGAACTTAGGCTTTAAACTAAAAGTTGATCCAAAAACGGCTTGTATGAAAGAGTCTGAAAGAGTGCTTACATGAGCTCTTGTTTCAACATACCCCGCGTCTGGGTGTATAGAAAAGAATCTCTTTTCGCCTGACGCTGCACTGACATTTTGGATAGCTTGTGCTACCTCTTGTTTTTCAGAATTAGTAGTCGGTGTAGTTTCTTCTGGGGAGTAATCTACTCTTTTGGAAACAAAGGCGATACGTTCTTTCCCCTCAGCGGGTACTGACATCGCATTACAATGCGTTGCAAACTTATCCGCCTCAGATCCTACTCTAGTTAAAGGTGCTATTGCATAAACTTTTTCTTTATTTTCAAGAGCTGTTACCGCGTTTGAAAAGCTAGATGAATCACCGCCTGTACCTGGATCTACTCCAAGAATATTTGTGCTTACTCCTCCATTTGACATGGCCAGAGAAGCTCCATAAGCTAAAGGGTTCCAAGGAACCGGTTGTCCAACATAGTCTATAATGTCTTGAGCCTCAATTACTTTCTGATAGTTATTATTTAAATCTGTTCTTTTTGCTAAAAATCCAACTCTTACATTGGCTTTATCAGCATTGTCTACATCGAACCCAGAAATATCTGCTGTAATTGTGATATTCTCTCCGGATACGGTAAAATCTGTGTCCTTCACTAAGTGTTTAACTGAACCGATAGTGCCGTTTGGCCCCTCAGTCCTAATGAGGTCTACAATAACTGTGTCCTCAATATAATCTGTATGTGAAGAAAATGCACTTCCAGAAACTACGAGCTCACTTCCATCATACGATGTCGTATATATAGAACTATTCTCATTATCGTCTCTCTCAGGATCTTGCCAGTAATAGCCGGGGCCTACAACACAAGATTCTAAGGTAGGATCCGGTAATGGGAAACTAGCTGTCTTCTGGACCTGTCTTACTGTAGCAGCAGGTTTTGTATATGCCATTTTTTATCTCCTTATTTTTATTTTATTTCATTTTGTTTCTTGCGCTGCGTTGCTTTCGCACCTCGAGATAGCGCTACGGCTAGCCCTACCGGGGCCGACACGGTAAACAAGGCTGTATCAACAGCTGCTTCTTGCAGTCGTTTTGACTGCGGTTTGTTTTTATTGCTAAGAGCATAAGAAGCTGCACCAATACTGGCCCCACTTCCTCCTAACGCTATCGAAACGGGCGTCAGTCCTTTACGTTTTCTAACGATAACTGAGTCCCGGTTTGTGGTGCTAACCACTTTACGATCTTTTAGAAATTTGGACTTTGTCTTTAAATAAGACTCACCATTTTTCTTGTACACTACTGGATTGAAAACCTCTTTATGTAAATCTCCTTTAAGCTGTTCTTTGGTTAATTTACCGAAGTTTTTTCCAACCTGTGTAGTACCTCCGATCATGCCTTTCCCTTTAACGTCTTTTGTGACTTTTAAAAGAGCGTCCGCTGTATTTCCTAGAGAAGTTCTAACTGCTCTACCTGAAGAGCTATCATGCTGCATCTTTGGTATTTTAATATTCTTTGGTATGTCTTTCGACACATTATTGACAGGGTCTTTGAACCGTGCCATATATTTTCCGGCATCCCTGTAATCGACTTTTGATTTTTCTCAAACAGTACTACCGTACTCTTTCATATTTTTTAAGCTAGGTGACTTCGATTTAACCGCGTGGTTAAAAGCCTTTCCTGAGCTTTTTGCGCCCCTTATATAATTTAGAGCTTTAAATAATCCCTTTACTTTACTCATTTAATTTTCGTTAATTATTTCTGTTCCAGTATTGTCTGCTGTAAAGCTTTCAAAAAGATTATAATATCCATAGATTTTTCCATTATCCGGGACTGTATATAATCTATTACTTCCGGTGACAGTAATCAAGTTTATATCGCTTTTTTCTTCCAGTGTTACGGCGTCTATGTAGTCTATGGTCAGATTTAGTTGACTACCTGGGTCATTTACCAATTCGATTTGGACACCACTTGGAGTAACATGGAAATCTATTCCTTCATACAACTCATCCTCTCCGTTGTAGACTCTACAGTTATACATACGTTCTCCTAACCTCACTGTTTCTTGTCTTTCCACATTAAAAGAGATGTCTACGTTTGCTACTTCTATACCGCCCGCTGATAATTTTAAAGTTTGTTCTCTTCCCAAGGTTAGGCCGTTCATGGTATGTATACCTTTGTCTTGTTCCTTAAACCACTCTCTATGCGCCCACAGCTGTATAAAAATATCATTTGCTATTTCATCAGCAATGTAGTGCCTTTTTGCCATGACTCTTAGATTTATATTAGATCCCCAGGTTTGGGTCAATTTGTAGTTATTTTGTCTGGAGCCGCCGGATTTAGAATAAAATCTCCTCTCTAGTCCTGAGTCTCTGGAATCATTGTTTGGTAATGCCTCGGATCGATACCTACCAGTTAGCCCTATAGGGCCACGATCTATTATTACCGTTGGTCTCATAGCTGCGATCCCTAATTCAGTTGCATACTTATCGGCTACAATAATCTTTGTGTTTTTAGGATTAATGTCCCATTTGTATTTCGTGTGTCCACTAAAATAAGTTTGTATAAAAGATAAAAATACTTTTTTAATCCTCAACGACGGTGTAATCACGTGCTACTTCTGCTCCTTCTTTTTTAATCTTATCTTCTGCTTTTTCTTGTTCTACTTCAAGAGCTATTTGTGACAATAAATCTTTGTCCCTTACCTCATTTCTCTCTCTTTCTACTTTTTTAATCATTACCTATAATCCTCGATTGAGTATTCATAAATTTCATCGTCTATGTGTATGACACTTAATTGTGCTTGCTGTTCTATGACTACTCCTAATAGTTCCAGGGTTCTTACTCTTTGTATAAAAAATCTTTTATCTGTTTTTGCGTCAACTACAACATCACCTGCTTCTAGTGGGGGACGGTTCAAAGTAGTAAACATGACATCACTAGGATAAAATTCTCCTCATAACCCTATGTCTTTTACCTGGGCTGCTGGGGTTACCATTCCTCTAACTTTTTGCGGTTTAAAATACCCCTCTCTTCAACCGGTTCCCCAACAGTTACAATCTGAACATACGTCTGTAGTCTGTTTAAATAATACTGGGTCCCAGGAAACCTCGCAACGAGTTCCCCATGTCCTTCTTTTTAAAAGGAAAAAATCTCTACCGCTCTTTTTTCTAAGAACCAGATCTTTCTGCCTTCATATTTTTAACCACTTTAAATTAGGTCTTTCGTTATTAAGGTAGTAATAATCTGTTATGGAGTTTTCCTGGGTATCAGTGTTTTCTATCTTTAGTTTGTAGTACCACTGTCTTGTCCCGTGTGCTAATCCGCTGGGAGTAAAGTCTTCGTAGACATATGTGTTTGCAGATATGCCGGAATCTATAAGGTTATATTCGGATAAGTTGTTTGAAGGGGCCTGTGAGACATAAATAGATACTTCATAATCATTTAAGTCTTCCACAGTATCTTTAAAGGCTCACTCTAGGTCTAGTGAGTTTGGCTTGTTTCTAAATACGGAGAGTTTTTCTAAAGCTATCATAAGGATTAACTAAGGCTATCACTGTATTCGCTATAAGCCCCACCATATCCTCCATCAATATTTTTGGCTCTTTTAAAGGCTTGAGCGGCTCTCATAAAACGGGAAATAAGCATATTAAAAAACACGGTGTATCTACCATACTTATCTTGGTCTTTTACAGTTATTCCACCAGAGTCATTGTATGATAAAACATTCCTTGCGCTTAGTATCCCTTTGGATATTAAAACATTTAGAAAAGCTCCGTCCCTTAAAATAGTTCACGGGATTTCTGATATTTTTTGAAAATGTAAAGAGGTAGGCTCAATTTCGTAGTTCATCTGTTCAAACACATCTTGCAATGCATAATAAAGTTCAATATCTGTATTTTCTTGGGCCTCTGTAAGATCATTCAATTGTTCGGTATCCCCTAGAAACTTTCTTAATCTATCAACCCTGCCCTGCATATCTGCGGGTACTGAGGAGGCACTTAATTCGGCGTTCGTTAACATAATGTATTGGTTTTTTATTTAATATACTCTATATCTTTAGATTAGTCAACTCTGTATAGAGTCCAAAACCTTCAGTAAGGATAGTTTGTGGACGTAACTTCTGTTTTAAATAAATTTCAGCCGTATCAGGGTTAAAAAGATATCCATGTTCCCAATCTGAAATAAGTAAAAATTCGATCAGTAGATCCTTGTTAGAGTATTGGTTGTGAAGTGCTTGCTTTATCTCTTCGAATCTTCTAAATCTGTAGGGTGATGTTGCTGCATATATCTGTTCCATTTTTTGATGATTACAAATGTAAAGAATAACATCTAATGCGTTATTTCCATATAGATCAAACTCGTCTAAGAATAAAAAATGGGGTCTCTTACTTGTTAGTTTTCTATCTAGTTGTGGCTCTGGATAGTTTATATCAGATATCTGTATGTAAGTGAATTTATTACGAAGGGGTATGAGGTCAGGGTTGTTTGCCAAGAACTCTTTGTCTCTTTGAATTGATATAAACACAAATTTATCTGGGCTTTTCCCGGGATTATGTGCTAAGGACTCTAAAAGTTTGGAAACTAGTAGCTTGGTTTTTCCTGAATCTCTGTTACCTAGGTACAAATTTAAAATATCTGTCATGTACCAAAGATAAATAAAAAAAGGCAGACTCGCAATGAGACTGCCTTTAAATATCTACTAGTTAGTAGGATTAACTTAAAGTTAAGCTAGCTACTGACTTAGTGTTTGCGATAATCATACCGACTGACTCGTAAGCCGACCAGCTGATTATGTTTCTTTTCTTGTCGATGTCGAATTTAGTATCATTCATGATACAGAACTCACCCATGAATTCCGGTGAAGTGAACGCATAGATTTTGTTATTTAACAAGTCTGTCTTGTTAGATACAATAATCTTACGTCCGAACAGTGTAGGGTACTTGTACCCGTTTACTGCAATCTCGCCTTTCATACCACCGTCACCAAAGGTTCCGTTAGTATTGTTGTCGATGATTAATCGGTTGAACATGAGTTGATCCATTAGCAAGTACTCAGCACGTAGCTGGTTTGCTTCAATCTTTGCGAAAAGATTACGGATCTCTGTTTCTGGAATGGCTTCCGAGTTATAACTAGCATTAACGTTATTACCTTCTACAGTAATCGCTGCGTCAACGTGCTTTAAGAAAGCAACGTCCTCTTGTTTCTGGATGTCCAGAACAGAGTTACGCTCAATTACCTGGGTAATAGGCATTCTGTAAGCAAGAAGTTCTTGCTCTGCTTTTTGGAATAGTTCGGAACTGATTTCGTGAAATTTCAGCTCTACTCTTTTTCCTTCTACGTAGTTAGTTGTTGGCTCACCACGGAAGTTAATGAACATTGCCTTAGACTCTGGTTCTAATTCAATGATTTTAACTAGGCCGTCATGGTTTACAGAAACCTGTAAATCTGCCTTAGTAACGTATTGAGGTGGTAAAATCTTTCTTGCGAAAGAAACCTCACGTAGTTTTTCACGGACAAATGCTGCAGATTCTGCTGCAACCTTTTCCTTTCCTTCTGGTGAATCTAAATTGTGAACGAATAAATCGTTAAATTGTCGTGCGTTGTGTGTATCCATTTTTCCTTATTTTAACCTCCTATTATAGCGTTACGAATTCAATTACAGTACTATCTGCTTGTAAGTGACGCTCTGTATGAGGCGCTTTGGTGCACACGGCTACCGCGGTGTTGTCACCTTTTGTTGCTGTTTTCAGCTTTCCGTCGGCATCCACTTCTAGTGGGTCACCTGCGGAAGGTGTTCCGGTGTATTGGTCTGTTGTAGCGCGGTATTTTCCAACTAACACAGTAAGTCTGCGTGAGCCAGGGATCGCTGTTACATCTGGAGACCATCCGGCTGTTCCATCTCTATTTGACTCAGTGAAAACCTGCATTGCATGAATATCACCCGCCGTTGGAAGCGCTAGTAAGTCGCCTTCTTTTACAACCCAAGTACCTGTTACGGCAACGCCTGAAGCTACTAGGTTATCTGGAGCTTCCACATCGAAACGATTTATCTTATTTAAATCGGTTTTTAAACGAAGCATTTATTTATTTCTCCTTATTTTATTTAATTTTAGTAATCTTCTAAAAGGCTATGAAAAAATTTATCTTCCGCTGTTGCAGGGGTAGCAAGTTCATCACTTAGCTCTCCTAGCGAGCTGCCTAATTTCATGGAGTTAGACCCCATTAACTCAGCAGCCTTTTCGAAAGTTTTTAATTCATCAGCCGATTTGTCTGAAAATTCATTAAACTTGTCTTCAAACTCTTCCACCGGGAATTGTCCCAGCTTTAAAAGCCTCAGCGCCAGACCTGCAGATGACTTAAGATGAGCAACTTTTTCTTGTAAACCAGAAACCTGGTTTTCAAGTTCATCGCGTTCATTGCTTAAAGTCTCTAAGGCATTTGCTGCTTTTTTAAATAGTTCTTTTGACATAGCTTAATTAGTTGTTAGTTAGCGCTGTCCTCTTCCAAGGCTGCTTTAAAACCGGCATACATAACTTGGCCAGCTTCATATAATTCAGCTACTTTTTCTCTTTCAATAGCTTCCTCGATTTCGGCTTCGATCTTAGCTTCCGCTAATTTCATTACCTCATCTTCGGTATAATTTCCCGCTCCTTTCTCTTCTGCTAGTTGGCCTTCGGCCCACTCTGCATACTTCTGAAGCTCTTCAACCTGATCGTCAACTTCTTCTTGACTTTCAGTAGAAGCACTTTTTTCTACTTCTTCAGCAGCGGCTTCTTTTTGCATATTCTGGAATGTTTCCCAAATACTCATATTATTTAGTTCTCCTCTTTATCATTAAAGATTTTATTGTGAAATTTTGTTAAGAATTCCGGTGAGACTACAGAAGCTTTTTTAGTTCTTTCGTCATAGCCATCATGGCCTACGGAATTTTGATTTTTAGCCTCTGCGGCTACAGTCACAGGAGATTCCTGTGGTAAAGAAACACTCGAAATGGTTGGAACAACCATATCCATATTAGAAGCAGGCATGATGCCTAGAGCAACAAGCTCTGAGTATAAACTGTATGCTGCAACTTTTCCGAAGTCTGCTGCCATTTTGGCCCAGGTTTCTTCGTCAATCATTGAAGCCGTATTTTTTTCTTCAGCTGTTTTTTCAGATGTTACTTCTTCCTCAGTTTCTTTAGTACTTTCTTCTGCTTCTGCTTCTTTAGTAGTTTCTTCTTCAGAAGAATCTTCGCCTTCTACTTCTGCGTCAGCAGAAGCTTCTTTGCTAGTTTCTTCTTCAGTAGAATCTTCTTCGGTTGCAGAGGCCTCTTTAGTAGTCTCTTCTTTGTCAACGATGTTCTTTACAAAAGTATCTTCGGCTGTTTTTTCAGCTTCAGTTAGTTCGTCAAGAAGATTTTTTACATTTAGTCCCATTATACCTCCTTAGGAAGTTGTTATTTCTTTAAAAATTAAATTGATTGTTTCCGGTTGAAGCCCGGCTGTTTTCTTTTTACCAAAAAAGCCGGACGGCTCTAGTGGATTCTTTTTCTTTACGCTTGATGTGACTTTACCTACTGATTTGCCCATCCCTTTAAACATTAGTCCTGCTCCTGTTGAAGCTGTAAGACCTGCAATGAGGGGGTGTTTTCTAATGAAATCTTCAGTATTAGATAAGCCATATCCTTTTCGTGCTTTAAGTTCGTTTTTGGCTGATGCGTAATATGTCAAAGGAACTCCTACTAACATTGACCCCATCATAGGTCCAATTTTAGCAGCTTGTTTATTTAGCGGCTGATCTTCCAAAATACGTTCTTGCATTTTTGTTACTCCAACCGCTAACCCTGCTCCTATACCAGGAGCAATTCAAGGGTGTTTACTAACCATTTTCATGAATTCTGAAGAATTAGCAGACTTACCGAACAATCTGGCATAACCTGCATATAAGGCTCCAAGAGTTGTAAAGGCAGCAACTGGATTGTGTACTCCACTTGATGCCGGTTCTGGTTCTTCGTCCATTAAAAGCTTTTTAATAAAAGATCTTTCGACCTCTTTGTTATTTGGCATAATGGAAACCAGAGGATCGCTAAAAGATGCGCTCTTCTCTAAAATTCTATTAATAATAAATGGTTTTGTCAAGGAATATCTTGAAATATTCCCAAGTATTTCGTTTGCGACCTTCTCGTTCATGTAATTTATACCTACATCATCGATTTCTTCAGCCGTATCCTTTATTGTAAAATATTGTCCTTGCTTTTCTAACTGATCGGCTAATTGTTTTTCTCCGATGCAGTATAAAGCTAATTTTTGAAAATCTTCTTTGTGTGGTAGAATACGTAGTCCCATAAAAGTACTAAGTACTTCATTTAAAGGGTACTGGGAAAGTTTCTCTATCTCTTCTTGTTCAAGGCGGGGTGTGGTGTTTTTTATAAGTGCAGAGGGGTCTTCTTCTATATTCTCCATCTGTGCGGGAAGATTTTTTGTTATTTCTCCTCCTTTACTAAAAGCCGACATCTTATTTCCTTCTTCTCATGACGCTGCTTTATTCATACCTATGTCCGAGATAGCCTCTTTAGTTTCTAATGTATCTGAGGCCAATTTAAGTTGATTACCTTCTGGATCAAATGTTGCCATAAATGCTGCAACCGGGTCTGCTGGAATAACTACTATAGAAAGATCAAAAAATCTTGGTCGGGTATTTATAGCACAAACTCTCCTACCGTCCGGTAGGATCTGGCCCATCTGGGTCAATAAGTATTCACTGTAATCTGATCTAGTTTTAGCCTTCTTGCCAGTGATGGAGCAAACATCAAAAGGAACTTTACACCCCATAGATACTTTAGGTAGCATACCGTTGCTAATACCTTTTCTTATATTAACTACGTCTGGATGAGCCTTCTCTAGTCTTACAACAACTTCCACTCTTTTCATTCGCGGGTTGTAGTGTGAAAAAAGGACTTTACCCATAGATTTTTTAGGGTCTTTGTTTACATGGTTCTTGTAAACGTGCCCATACTGTTCAAAAGTTTTATGATATTTTTTGAGAGCATCTTCAGGAAAGAAATCACCGTTACGATAGGGTCCATAATATTCCCCTGCTGTAAGAGCGTTAACAAGAGCATAAAGATAGCCTCGTTCTCTCTTTAGTTTAGATAAAAATTCCGTAATCGGACCATCATAGGATGCCGTCTTTTCCATAACTTCACCCTCCTCAACAATACTGAAGATAGGGTAGTCATAGTCGCCTGAAATGTATTCAGCTCTTTTTTCTATCATATTACATGAACAGGGTTGAACCGGCTAGTAATCCTGCAATACCGGGATCTTTTGTTTCTCTATTGTTTTGAGCGTCTCCCTCAATCTTGTTAAGAGTAGAGTATGTGTCAAGTGGTGGTCCTCCAAAGGAGTCAACACTTTTAGCTTGGATATTCTGTGATATAAAGGATCCAGCAGCTACTGGGTCCTTGGCTAAGTGAGGTGCATTGTGGTAAAGTGTGTCCCATAAACGTGCAACTTCTTCAGGTGACTCATTTAATAGTCGTGGATTAGATTCCATCATTTTTTTGTAGTACGATGGCTTCATCATTTTTGAACCTAGTCTTTCGCCAGCTTCTATTAATTTTTTAACAAATTGGTTTATTAGTAAGGCAGCTCCTAAAACACTTATAACCTTCATAGCGTTTTCATACCCCGCAAAATCCATTTTGCGTACTTTGTCTCCCGCCAATTGTAATGTTTTGACATTAGCGTGCTTATTGATATAAGCTTTGGCTGCTGCCCTTTTGATCATCTCTTGTCGTTTACTCATTTTAAATATCTTTCCTCTTAGCGTTTTTTTGTATTAAGTTGTTGAGCTTTTCCCCATCTAGTTCGGTATACTGTGCTAATTTTTCTTTACCTGCTAAAAACTCCATGATGTCGGTTAGGCCTGTTGAGGTCAACCCTACTTTAGCCCGTCTACCTACCTTCTCTATCGGATCGTCGCTTTCTTCTAAAGTATCTAAAGCAGCTTGTAAGTCACCTGCCACTTTTAAAAGACTGCTTATTTCCCGATTAGCTTTCTTGGCTTGCAGAAATAATTCATTTTCCGGGTTTATCCTTTTACCTGCTAGCTTACTAAAATCTTTTTCTTCTAAAGTGATGCCATCTTTTTTCAAGTCTCTTTGTAGGCTATCTATAATATAGTCTCCAAATTCCCCAGCCTGTTTGATGAGATAAGTTAAGGACTCGGTGGACACGCCTGACAGGGCCGCTTGCTTTACTTCGGAGTACATTGGGGGTAAGGTATTGTTCACTCGAATGCCTCCCTCTAAGCAGCGATTTGAGAGTAAGTCTACAGATTCTCTTCGAGTCTGTGCTTCTTTAAACATTTTAGCGTAATCTGCGCGCTTCTCAATAGGTTCTCGTTCTCCAAAAAACTCTTCCAACTTAGCTGTTTTATAAAAAGACTTTTGGGGCGGTTTCTCGTAATCTGAGATTAGAGTTCCTCGCTTTTCTGAGGTATTTGCCACTTTTTCAGGATCGGCTACATTGAATTCAATGTAACTATCCTCCCCGGAAGCCTGTTTAATGAGACCTAGGTGGGTTTTAACGTTTGCAATTTCTGCTACTCTTGAGATTTGGTTTGGATTTAGCCCATAAGTTGAAGCAACTTTATCAAGCCCTTCAGTTAGATCCTTACCATTAGTCAGGTAATCCTGAGCTATTTTTTCTCCGATTTCTTTTAATTCGTTTGACTGCATCATGTCTTAATATATTCCTCAGTATTATTACTGTCAAGTTTTATTGTAATAAATGTCCTACGCCCATGTGCATTGCCGCTGTAACTACAGCAAAGATTGAAGAGTGCACAAAGTCATCTGGACCTATGTTTACAAATTTTTGTTTGTTTTTCTTTTCATCGTACTCTATAACGATATTTTGCAAGTCTTTTGCAAAAGGTTCGGTATCTTCCCATTGTGGTAAAAGAATTTTTCCTGTCTTTAGTAGATGGAAAAATCGAGTCATGATATAATTTCTGTTAAGTGTATAAGCCGGCATTTTAGGATTATACCTAATAACCTCTTTTTGTGGATCTAAATGCTGGAACTGTAAAACCTTTTCTATTCCCAGTCTAGATTTAAAGACTGAGTTAGGTGCTTCACCCATCCCATAATCTGCTGCTAAAAAAGCGCAATTTCATTTCTTCATAAGTCTTGGAACTTCCTCATGTATAAAGGAATATTCTGCTTCCTTACCTAAAAATTTCTTAGCGTAAACAATTTGTATCTTTCCTTCTCTTTCTTGTGCAATAGTAATTACTGTGTGGGAGTTTTCTGAGTTTACGGGGCCATAATCAATTCCCATTATACTCTGTCTACCTTTAGATTGTTTATCAGGCTCTCCAGTCATCTCAAAGTTAGGGTTGCAAGCGTCTACAATTTGCTGTGTAGTAATCGGTATAGATCCTGCGTCATACTCTAGTCCTAGGGTCTCATTATAGAAGAGGGCCTTAGAAACGTTTTCCATTTCATAAATTACATCTTTATCTCAGTTTACCCAAGGAGAGTGCGCAAAGTGAAGCAGGCACACTCGATACCCCTCCATATCGGGCATCTTGTTTTTATTGGTGAATGTAGATACCCATTCTCCTTGAAGCTGTCGGAGATCCATAGGTGTTCCACATTTTTCACATATTAAAGCTGTCCTTCCAATATTCTCAGGACCTAAGATATTCCAATGATTACAAGCATCACATTTTATAATGTATTCGTATTGAGTACTCTTAAATCAAAGATCGGCTAGAGTACCCTTTGTTCTTTTTGGGGTTCCGGCATAGATGGTGTTCTTAATTTCAGAACGTGCCATTGTTTTTCTAATAACTGTGATAACGTCTTTAAGTAAATCCTGGGTCTCATCGAAAAGATTTATGTCAGCAGATATCCCTCGAACACGATCGGCATTTAGAAGAGCATATCTCATATTGATCACTGACCCGTTTGCAAATTCTTTCTTTAGAACCCTTTGTACTCTGTTAGGGTCTAAGAAATTTTGCTGTATAATAGGTGAGGTATCAATTACCGGTTGGATCTTATCACGTGAAAATTCCTCTGTCTGATCTTTGGCCGGAGATACATAAAGTTGTCTAAGGTAAGGTCTCATCAAGGCCCGGGTAAGAAGCATGTTGGCCAAAGTAGTTGACTTGGCAGTCTGACGAGAAAACTTCATAACAATATCCTTGGCAGGGGTGTTATAAATCCTGCGCATATGTGGATAATCGTCCAATGAAAACTGTTCTCCACTGAGCATGAAAAAGTTCTCAGCGAAGTCGGACATTGTAAGTGATACTACTTTCTTTTTAGACATAAAACAAAGGGGGCTTAGTGCCCCCGATTAGTTATAAATTTTCTCTTTGTAGTCTTTTTGTTTTTTTCAATCTTTCTCGGCGGGCTTCAGAAGGTTTGGTATAAAATTGGTTATCTTTATACTCGTCTAAAATTCCTGCTCTCTGTACTTTATTTTTAAAAATACTTAATGCTTTTTCTAAATTATGGGGACCGTGTACTTCTACGGAAACTCTATTAACGCTCATTTAATGTTCTTCAATCTTTTGTTTCTTTTAATTCTGTGAATAGGTTACCAAAGGGTCCGTGTTCAATAAACTTGAATACTATGTTTTGCTCTGATTCTCTACCTATCCCCCAGCCTGTAGAATAAGAAAATTTACGGCCTTTGTCAATGTTTGAAACAAACTCGTATAAGTCTTTGTACCCCTCAGATACTTCCCTCTTCTTTCTCTGAATCGATTCATAGGTTATTAAATCTCCGGGAGATTTGCGTGCTCTTCTTAGGGCTTCTAAATCTTTTTTATCATTCTCTAACTCAACGGCCATTCTCTCAAACTGCCTTGCTACTGACCGAGCTACAACGAGCTCTGCCCAGTACTCATCGTTAGGATCTCTTATTTCATTATAATTCCCTGGGTCTCTAATCCATCTGTCTGATACAATAGAATAAACACCAAAATCGGCATCGCTCATACTTTCTTCTGAATCTTTATTCCAAGATGTTAGAAAGAAGTTTATGACGTGATTCGTTCCCGGTATTCTTTTATTATTAATCTTTTTTGTGGCCTTTGTCTTTTCTTTGCTCGGATCAAAGGGATCCACCAAAACCATAATGTCTACATCAGAGTTACCCGTCCACTTGAATCCAGTAATTGATCCCAGAACATACAGATCTTTAATATGGTCTAAGGGTACCACTTTTTTAATCTGATCTATTACGATGCGTTTTACACTCTTTTTCATTTTTTTATCAGAGTCTCATACGCCGGGAGCTAGTTGATCTTGTACGGGGTCTAGTATTCCCGCTAGTTTACTTCAGATCAGAGATGTGTTTTGGTCTTTCATCTTCCTCTTCTATATCTGCTATTGTTTTAATTTTGAATTCAAAGTTCTGTATAAATTTGTTTCCACGTTCTGCTTTGTCCTTCTCGTGATCTTGTATTCGATCATGGTATCTTAGTAGAAGTGTTGCCCATTTTTGAGCTAGCTCTGGTCTTATTTTACTGTCTTCTTTAAACTTAAAATAAGAATCATTCACTACATCTTTTAGCATGATCCCGAAATCTTTTTCAGGGGTTGCTCCTAACTTCCACATAAGGTAAGGCTTGTCTCCTTTTAGAGCTATTTTATAAAATTTTGATAACTGTGTATTTTCTATGGTCCTTACATAGTCTTGTCGCTCTTTTAATGTCCAGTCTTCCATATCGAAAAAATACTTTATGAAGATATTTATATCTTCTACGCCATATTGCCTATTAAAGTCTGCCGATTCTAAAAGATCTATATCTTCTTTGTCTATTCCAGCAACGCACATAGAGGTTACTAGCCTAAACATTAAGGGATCATTTATAAGGTCAAACGCATTTTTTACAGGATGCATTTTTTCCGGGGTATTGGTATGTGTTAGGTGGGCATACATGTCTAATACTCCTAAGTCCCTAATCCAGTCTATGTTAACTGGTTCAGTTCCCTTAAAGTAGTCCGGCATTTCGTCCCGTAAAGTATTCATAACAATAGCTATGGCCTTTTTATTGTACTCGAGTCCATACTTCTCCAACTCTTCTTGAATTCGATCAAGAGTAAATTTGGAGACAACTAAAGCTTCTATGAATTTAAGGTGTGGTATTTTCATTTTTTATGTTGCTATGGATATAAACAGTCTTAGAGTTTCCTGGTTAGGTACTGAAGAGAATTCCCCTATTTGTATGGGTGGTTCCCCATCTACATATAATGTCATCATCCCGTCCTCTTCTCCTATCATTTGTTCGGCGTCTAATCCAAACACATATTCAATGAGGTCTTGTGTCTCATTTGCAACTTTATTATAATAGGAGGTTCCGGAATGTTCAATTAGGATCTTATTCACTATCTCTTACGTAAGTATTATTTGTGTAGCTGGGTGCATTTGCTCTTGCAATTTCTAAGGCCTTTTGATGTTCCCTTTGCTTAATTCTCGCATTTCTAACCTTTGGATAGTGTCTAGCTAGATCTCTAATCATCTTCTCTTTAATGTTGTTCTCAGCGATTGCTGGTCCAATTCCTAAAGTAAGTGGTCCCATCCATTTTCTATTTCTAAGAGAAAAGTGTTTTTTACTCTCGTCCTGGATTTCATCCCGGGCCATCGCCTCTAGCTTATCATCAAAATAAATGCCTAAAGAATCTTCAATATCTTCTACTCCTAGTGAGGCTTTTTTAAGTATTTTATAAGCTGCCTTTTTGTGTTTTTCTTCTACTTTACCTACCTCATAAGCACCTACGCCCAAAGCGGTCGTTTGTACTGCTTTGTTTTTAGATAGGTCTCGGGCTTTTACAGCTCCTCGCATAACATCCATTTTAGAGGGTGCTTTATCCATTAAGTAGTTCTTTGTCTTTTCCGTTGCCTTTAGCATATCGCGCTTTGTTGGGGTATTTTTTGGAACAATACTTTTAATACGGCTCATTAACCCTCTTAAAAAGTTAGCGTCCTTGTGCATTTCTCCTAAAAATCCGTCTAATTCGTTCATTTTAATTTATCCTTAATTTGTTATTTGAGGGGTTCATGTTTCTCAGAGTAGGTATATTTTTAAAACCCGAGTTTAATTCTACAGCTTTTTCTAAACTTGTTGTAGTAGCTTTTGGCTTTGAGGAAAGAGCTCCTATAGTTGCTACATTTCCTCCTAAATAAGATTTACTCTTTCAACCGGATTTTGAACTGGCTCCGATCATGCCTCTTACAAAATTAGGGATCATTTTCGCTGCTGCTGATCAAAACCCCTCTTTCTTTAATTCTTTATGATGTAACTTGTATTTTCGTGATCCAAAAGCCCCTGGACGGTTTAAAACTGTTTTGCTTATATGATCCATAGCTTTTTCTGTCGGCATTGGGTCAGCCTCTCTAAATTCATTTTCGGTATCAGTGTGAGAAAGTTGTGTCATTTGCCCGGGGTTCATATTTTTGTGTTCTTTCATACTTCCCCCATTTTTTTCTAACTTATCAGCTACTGCCATAAATACTGGGTATCCAATTGCGCCTGCTGCTATACTTTTTGCAAGTCTGGGTGTAACTCCACTATAGACACCCTTCAATCTTTTTATTTTTTGCGTCTTTGTTTTAGACGTTATCTTTTTTAGCTTTTTTAATCCGTTTCCACTTCCCCCTGTGCCCGCCTGTGCTCTTACAGCGAGTGTGGATAGTGGTTGGGTAGATAACGTTACTGCTGCTCCGGATGCGGATCCTGCAATAAAGTCTTTTTTAAAATCTTTTATAAACTGGTCTTTTTCTTCTTTTTTCATTAGTTTGGAAATACCCTTATTTTTATGTCTCCGTCTTCGCTTTTTAAATCTTCGAATGTTTCGTCTGTCTTTAGGTCTAAAGCCATCATCCACCTTAATTTAAACATAGTATAAGGTTGATTGCAAACTCTAATTGTATCGTCTTTTAAGGTTACGTCTGTCCACAGCTTTTCGTTGTATATAGAAGGCTCTGCATGAGCTATATAATCTGCCGAGACTGTTATAGGTTTGTATTGCGTGGCCTCAAACTGAGGATCCCCGTTTATTAAGGCATCAAGATCATTTATATCTGGGTTACCTTCGTCACTGAATTCTACTTGAATAAAGTCTAATAACATTATTTAATCCCTTGCTAGGCTTTTTATTACTTTGTTTTTTACGGACTTTTCTGCGAGCGCTGGAGCTATACCTAATGTAGGTATCCCAGTCAAATACCTATTCTGTAAGATAAAAGACTTTTTTCTTTCTTGTCCTAACATTCGGTTTATTTTATGTTCTTTCTTTTTAGAAAAATTTTTACCGAGGTCTCGTTCGATACTTTGATATCCAATCTTTGCTTGTTTTTGCATTAACTTCTTTCTTAGCTTCTGGATTTTGTCCCAATGTTTAAAGGCCGCGGTTGTTGCTGCCCCTACACCAAGTCCAAAAGCTCCGCCTATTGCAGCCCCTTCTCCAAAGTTTTTAAAGTTTTTTTCCAGTTCTGGCTGAGCTAAGACGCTACCGGCGCCTGAAAAAGCTCCAATACCTGTAGTACCTAAAGTAAATCTAAGATTGGCTTGTTTAGTTTGGTCTGTTAATATCTTTCCTGTCACTCCTGCCCCTGCTCAAGTAGAATAGGTCTTTAGTCTTTCCTTAAATAATTTGTCTTTTGACCTATCCCATGCCCTGTTTCCCAATTCATGTAAATTGTTCCCCTCCGGGTATTCTTTCATTAACCTGGCTGCGGCTGCTCTCTGTCTTTTTACAGTTCGGATAGCTTTTCCAGTGATTGTGGGCAATATACCTGACGCAAACTTTATTCTAACGGGCTCTAATTCTCTGCGGGGATCTGCTTTCTTTTTTGTGTCTTTATAAGTTGCTGTGGCAACTCCTGCACCTATCGAAGTTCCTATCCCTACTGCAGCTTGTAACCTTGCCATGTCAGTTTCAGATTTTGCTTTGGAGTATTCCCGCTCTTTATAAAGGAGCTTATCCTTTGCCCTTTGATATCTGTGTTTCTGATAATTTTTATATCGCTTAGCTAAGTTAAAGTCACTATGCGCTTTTTGACCTTTGGTTCACAGATCGTCAAGCCCGTGTCCGGTAACTTTACCGATAAAAGTTCTTTTTAATGGCATGATTTATTTAAAGTATTTTTCACCTTCCGGCGTTGTCGGTTGAGCATAAGATCCGATCATGTTTGTATCTATGCCTTTCTGTCTTAAAATTTCTTTTCGTCTTGCCCCGGATCCTACGAGAGCTGCCGGGATACCAGTAAGGAATCCTGCGCCTAGCCCTGCGCCTGAAGGTCGTGACATTCTTTTGGCCACTGCACTAGCAGGTGCTAAGGCTTTTATACTATGTGCTCCTAAGATACCAGCCGCTATAGGCATTAAAAGTTCTCCGAGAGTTCTGTTTCTGTCTGATACTTCTTTCTTAGGGTTGTTTCTGTAAAAATCATCTATCGCTTGTTCGATAGCATTAAATTGGGATGCTTTAGAGTTCATGCTTAAAACATACAAAAAGCTTTTCTAGGAGTCAAATTTTGGTATAAGAATGATGTAGTAAATAAATTAACCAACAAAAAGAAATAAGTATGTCTATAAAAGAAAAAGCCAAAAAAGGTGATCCACAAGCAATCGCTTATTTAAGTAACCTCAAATCTGATATTAAGAGAAAGATAGAAAAACTTGAAGAAAAAAAGAATGATGCCTCAAACTATACACTTGAGGAGGGCATAAATAAATTAAGTTCTAAAAAGTTCCCAAACAGGTCTTTTATAATTAACGATTATGTTTCAATTAAAACATGTTTTGAGCCTATAGATAGGGACTTAATGCGTTTAAGAGAAATGCTGTCGGAGCTTCAAGAACTATTCTTTGAGGCTGGTATAGATTGGTGAAGGATATAACCAAGGTTAAAGCCCTAATTGTTTCAGAGGATAATCTTGATTATGTTCTAAGAGTCTTTAATGACTGCGTGGAGCGGTTTAATATTCCTTCTGGAGCAATCCGTCTATATGTAGAAGAGACAACAGGTCATATGGTGACTGAACTAGTTAAGCCACATTACAGTGATACTTTTTCAAGATTCAAATCTAAATTTGATAGAAGAGTCCATTCCAACGGTTCGGGTCGTGGATTGTTATATGAGATGGAAGATGGGAGTGTTGTTCCCTTAGATGTGGTGCCCTCAAAAAAGCTAGTAGATATGGTGAGATCTCATCAAGAAAAGAAGAAGGACTTATAAGTCCTTTTTCTTTTTAACTTCGATCTTAGGAACTTTCTTAGGCTCTTTCCCTTCCCTTATCTTCATTTTGATATATGCTGCTTTAGACAATAATTCATCTTCTTTTTCTTGGTACTTTTTATAATAGTAACTAAAATTTCCTTTTGCTCTTATTTTGTCCCCTATAAAATAATCCCCCTTAATTCTATCCTTTGTTGGGTATAGATCTTTTCTGGGCCAATCAGATACTGGTTTATTCTCTTTTCATCTTCTAAGCCACTCCCTGTGTCCTTCATTTATTTCCTCTAGAGCTTCTTCTTTGGGCTTTGGTTTATAATCTTCTGGTAACCATTTTTTACGGTACTCTCCGTCTGGATCTAACCTCTTTGCTGCGGTGAGTGGGTTACTTTTCCTGAAGTATGGTTCTCCAAAAGGTGCTCCTGATGCTGCTTGAGTTACATTAAATGTGGTTAGGGCCGGATCGTAGTCTTTAAACTTATCGGCTAATCAAAAAGCGACTACCTCTGGGTCAATATTTAAACTCCGAGTAGCATACCGCGCAATAAGAAGCCTTGCTCGGTTGTGGGGTTTTCCAGTCTCTTCTAGTTGTCTTACTGCGGCATCAACTATTGGGATTCCGGTTTCGCCCTTCTTAAGTTTTTTAAACTCTTCCGAATCCTCTCCATTTGCTCCTGGAGGATTTCGGTACTCTTGTTGTCTTATTGCAGAGTTTGCGAACTCTCTAAAAACTAACTGCCTTTTTATCTCTTCTAAATAGTCCTTCTCTTCTGAAGAGATCTCTTCTTTAGATAAGCTTTTATTAATGTCTTTTAAGACTTCTTTAGGATTTAGGTCGCCCCTGGATAAGCGCTCACTTAACCCTGTACTACTGTTTGTTAGTAGATTTCTGTCTATAGCTTTTGGAGTAACTATCATATATCTGTTTTCCTAATCCTGTTGCGAATCCTGTTATTAATCCTACTGTTATAGGGTGTCCTTGTAGTGGCTTTCCCTTCATCCCATTTCTTACTACATCGTACGCCGTTCCTACAGTTAGTCCTGCCAGCGCGCCAGTTCCCGGGGTTAAGGCTAGTTCAGCTAGTTTATCTATATTGCCTATTGTTTTATTTTTTGCTCTTAAAGGTCTTTTTTTACTCATTTTTGGTATAAGAATAATGATGAAGCTATAAGTTTCATCGTTTGTTAATGTTAATAAATAGTGAGGATAACACCATGATACAAAGAACAACAGGTATAATGTTTTACCATTCGTCCGCTGCGGTTGGTAAGTTTATCGGAACCAGCTTTATGGCAGCAGTTACTTCTGCATTCCCGAGCACCAAAATGATGCGAAGTACTGCAGCTACTGTCGACTCTGCCAAAAGCAATGTTGATGAACTTTCTAAGCACGCCGCCGTTCTCAAGGAAGAGGCTACTCTTAAAGAGCAAGCCAAGACTGTGAAAACGCAGGCCAAAGCCGAGGAAAAACAGCCCGAAGCTGACCAAAAGGAAGCTAAAGCTGAGGACGCTACTCAAGAAGAGGAAGCAGACGAAAAGAAAGCTACTTCAAAGAAGAAAAAGAAAGCTAAGTCTGAAACGGCTTAGGTACTCCGGTAAAAAAGGAAGTCTACTCATATGGGCTTTCTTTTTTTAGCTTAAGATTTTTTCTTCTCTTTTAGACCCTTGTGCTTGGTCTCTGCATAGTCTTTTGTCTGCTTGCTTGACATGGACATTGCCATGTCTTTTATTTTCTTCTGTAGTCCGGATGGTAACTCACTGAAGTTTTCCAGTGTCCCATTCTGATAAGCGTGAACCATGCCCATTAAACGCTGTTGAGATTTAGACTCAGCCTTTGAAGTCTTAATTAAATTATGTCTCATCTGTAAGAAAGTCCGTGTAGCTTTAGGATTCTTTGACATAACCTCAGGGGCCATGGTGTCAATTTTCTTCATTAGCTTCACCCTATCAGGGTCTGACTTGCTCATGGAAATAAGCTTTGAAAGTGTATCATCAAAGGTTTTCAAAGTATTTGCTTTGGCTGTTTTATAACCAACTGGTCCATAATTATAATCATAACGGTCTGGATCTGGTTTACGCTTTAACTTTAATTCCCTTTTTAGCTCTTTTGCTCATGTAGGCTCGTTGAGTTTCGCTTGGTGTTTCTTGGCTGCCCGCTCCATAGTCTTCATTCCTTTTGCTTGTAAGAATCGTTGTGCAAAATTGCTTGGCATTGCTTGTTTTGTTCTTCCAGAATGTATTAAAGCTCCTAAGGCTAGGGCAGGTACAGCTATTTTAGCTCCTGCTATAAGCGCTTTACGAGAAGCTCCACTTCTAATACCTTTGGATATATCAGAAACTTGTTTGTTATTCAGGCCCTTTATTCTGTCCACTCTCTTTCCTAAAGAAATGGCTCCAGCTTTTGCATCCCCTGCATCCACAATCCTTCTATATTTTTTAGCTCCAAGAATTAATCCAGTCCCTCCTACAGAGGCTCCTAGTAGTTTACGTCCTTTATTGTCCTTATCGTTCATTATTTATCTCCGTGGTACTTCATTAAGTGGTCAAGGGCTGCTTTCCATCTATGGTGTCCGTCTATTATATAGAAGTCATCACTAATAAGCAAAGGCTTTCAGGTCCATTCACCATTTTCTAAAGCCTCAGCCATTCCATTAACTTTCTTATAATTAAAATCTCGTTGAGATGGTTTTAAGGCTGCAAGTTGTACGCTAATAGTTTTATGCCCATCTTTTTTATGCTTAATTAAATATTTAAGCTGCTCCCAGTCTTCTTTTCTATTTTCCCAAAACTCACTCATTATAGATACAGGCCCCGCTCTTTATTTCAATTTACTTTATTCCGGTAGTACCGGGTCTTTGGAAAAAAGAAGCTTTCTTTTAATTTCTTACGTTTCTTAATTATTTGTTTCTTTTCTTCAGGAGATAGCGTGTCCTCTAGTCTTTCATAGTTATCTAGTACCTTTGGTGCTCTAGGATCCCAAGAAAAAGTTACATCCGTATCCTCCGCCTTTGCCACTAAAGCCATTCTCTTAATCTTATCATTATAAGGAGAAGGTTGAAAGTCTGGGTTCTTTTTTAAAAACTTGTTGAATTCTCTCTTTGCTACACTCTTATTTTTGTAGGGAATAAGATAGTCATAATCTGACTTCCCGTGGTTTATACCTAACCTCGTGGACCCAATTAAAGCGGCCCGTCGGTGCGGTGTCTTATCTTTAGCTTCTGCAAACTTCTTTAAGAACCCTACTGTTCTAGTATAAATATTGTGAGGTTCTAAGTCAAGATCCTCCTTTTTTCGAAAAGTATACCCTTGTCCTTTATATTTCTTTTTTCATTCTCCCAGTTCGTTGTTTGGTACATATATTGTAGCATTACTTCGTACAGAAACTGGGTTTTTGACTATCTTTTCGTTTGGTATCAGTGTCCATTTTACTGGGTTATCTTCTGCCTTTTTTAGTTTTTTAACAATAGTGTAGTCTCCGTAACGAGGATCGTAACGATCTGCCGCAAAGAACAGCTTGTCTGAGTTATGATGGTTTCTGATATTTTTTAACTTATCAGAAGTTCTATGGGTCTTTCCTTTCTTATGTTCGTAGTTTACTTCTAATTCAGGGTATTGTTCTTTCAAATGCTTTATGGGCATTAGTTTACCACTGTCGAGTATATTATGTAGGTTCTCTTTTTTAGTGGTATGAGTTAGCACCTGGTATGCTGTCTTCTTACGCTTTCTTTTAATTGCTCCGGTTTTTACTCTAACCTCTTTACGCAGATTCTTAAACTTTTGGATATCCTCAAAAGATAGGTTATTTACCCTTCCTACGTTTTTTCTATTCTGAACGTACAGGTCAGAAAGTTTTCCAGATGATTTTATCTTCTGCGCTCTGGTATTTGCATTTTGCACTATCTCTCTTCCCTTATCCAGGTCTCCTCTGAATTTCTTTAGTGCCTTCAGTTTTTTAGCCTTTGCTCCCCAAAATGCTTCTTTTAGGAGATCTTGTTTATGTCATGACATAATATGTTTGTTATCTTTTGAATTAAAGTGTCTTTGGTCCATTGCTTTTAGTTTGAATGTTTCTCTTTCTATTATGATTTCTTCTTGCAGTTTCTTCTCGCTGGTTATAATGCCGCGTTCCCTTTTAAGCTTTGCTATAGCTCCTCTGTCTTTTCTTTTAATTGCTGCGGGTATATGTGTTTTAGTAAGGTCCTTTAATCTTTTTGTTAGATTAGCTTCCTTATACATATTTTCATAGCCTTGTTGCTTTGCCCACGTTTTAATATCTGAGAAGTCTTTCTTTTTTGACATATGCTTGCTTACCGCATATCAGTCAGATAGCATTTCCTTCCTATCATTTAGGGGCACCTTACTCATAGGAATGTTTCTGGGGTCCTTATGCTGATGGTGATCTTCCGAGGAAAAATGATCTTTTACTGCGTCTTTAAAGTCCTCTTTCCTGTCTTTTGGGATGTCCTTCCGATTATTATTGTTCTGGTAATAACCGTCTTCTCCAAACCAGTACTCTCTGTAAGGTGTCCAGTTTTTTGGTCTAAACTTTGTTCGGTCGTGCATTAAAAGCTGTAACCTAGGCGCACCTAATTCACGGCCGCTTTGATAGACATCTTTTTTATGCTTAATTAAATATTTAAGCTGCTCCCAGTCTTCTTTTCTATTTTCCCAAAACTCACTCATTATAGATACAGGCCCCGCTCTTTATTTCAATTTACTTTATTCCGGTAGTACCGG